AAAATTGTAGATGCAAACGAAAAATTAGTTAAGGGGGTGAAAGATGGAACAAATACCATTTCCGAATAAAAAGTATCAGATTGTCTATGCTGATCCGCCTTGGGATAGCAATAGCCAGTTTGGTCGAGATAAAAAAAGAGGTAATGTGCAACACTATCCGTTAATGACAATAGGGGATATAAAAAATCTTCCTGTGGAAAGTGTTGCAGATGAAAACTGCGTCTTGCTTCTGTGGACAGTGGACACACAACTGCAAGACGCTTTTGACACGATAAAGTCGTGGGGTTTTACCTTCAAAACTGTTGGTTTTACTTGGGTGAAAGAAACTAAGCACGGGAAAGACCATTTCGGCGTGGGTATGTGGACAAGAAAAAACCCTGAAATGTGTCTTCTTGCAACGAAGGGGAAACCGAAAAGATTTTCAGCGGGAGTTAGGCAATTACAAAGGCATAAAGTTAGGGAACATAGTCGTAAGCCTGATGAAATACGAGACGAAATTGTAAGGCTTTGCGGGGATTTACCCCGAATAGAATTATTTGCCCGACAAAAGACTGATGGTTGGGATGTTTGGGGCAATGAAGTATGAAAATTTATAAAATCACAGAAGCAAGCGAGTATTTAGGAGTGTCTATCAACATCGAGCCCGAGCACGTCGAGGTCCTCCGCGCTTCGGTACGGAAGTTGCAGCGCATGCGCTCGCACCACGATTTCTGTCGGAGGCACGGGGTACGATGATCAAGCTCACGCAGCGAGTTCTCCACGACCCGGAGAACGGTCGATACGGCGAATGCTTCCGGACCGCGCTCGGTTGCGTCCTCGGGAACCGGGGCGAGGTCGTCTGGGACCCCCACCCCGGCGAGCTCCACGTTGCCGAGCTAAGTCTTCACCAGAACGTAACTTAAAAGAAATCCCTTGCATTCCCCTCGGAGCATCGTATCCTGTAGTGAAAGGGGAATTCCGATGAGAAACGCAATCGCGATCGTGCTGGTCGTCGCCGGCCTGCTCTGGCTCGGTTCCTTGCTCGGGTCCTGCGTCGAGCGCCTGTCCGAGCGCGCGAAGGACGCCGGCGGATTCGTCGGTTGCGCCTACAACCCGGAGACCAACGAATGAGACGATGGAGAGTGTTCTTCGGCGACGGGTCGTCCGTCGTCGTGGCCGCCGACGACGCCGACGAGGCTGTCAAGGTGGCGTTCGACCACTACCGGCAGCGCGGCGTCCGAGCGGAGATGTGCTGATGAGTCGCAACCTATGCCGTCACAACTGCGCCTACTGCGAGTCGGACGTACGGCTCGACGAGGAGCCGCGCTTCGCGACCGCCGAGGATTGCGGCAGGTACTTCAGCGAGTACGCCACCCTGATCGTCGCGCGCGCGACGTGCCCGCTCTGCGAGGCGAAGGCGAGGGAGGCGGAGCGCTGGTACGAAGTAATCTGCGACGAATGCACAGGGAGGGTATGCAGATGAAGTGCGCTTGCTTACTCGCGCTGGTCCTGCTGACCGGCTGCTCGACGATCGACCTACCTGAAGAACCGCTGACCGACCGCCCTTCCGCGTCGGCGGCCCGCGCGGTGACGGAAGCGTGGGCCAAGAAGTACATGAAGGACCCGACGTCGTTCCTGGTCCGGAACGTGACGGAGCCGAAGGTACGGCGCCGACCGGGCCCGCTCTTCGGGCTGGTCCGGGGGCGGATAGGCTGGAGCTGGACGGCGGAGCTCAACGGGAAGAACGGCTCCGGCGGGTACGCCGGCTGGACGACGTACCGGTTCTACCTGTTCGCGGACGGGAGCTGGTGGGGGACGGTATGGTAGCGTACGGACTCATCCTCAGCGTCGCGGCTGCGGTCGCGTTCACCGCGGTGATGGTGGCGATCGCCAACACCGTCGGACGCGGTAGTATCGACGCTCCGCGCCGCGTCCCGCGTGGCGGTACGGAGGGGACTGTGAGCCCCAACGACGTACTGGAAATCGAGGTCCGGGAGGAGATCTCGGAGTTGATCGGGGAAACGGAAGACGACGACGCGCGCGCGTTCCTGCGCCGCCTGCTGGAGCTGCTGGATGGTTGACGCGAACGTGATAGGAACGGATCACGGGTTCCAGGCTTTCAAGCGGTTCGTGAACGACGACCGCCTCCGAACCTTGACGACCGAGGAGCAGTTCCAGGCCGGCGGGATTACCGCCGTAGCGTTCGTGGTCCACCTCGTGGAGCAGAGCGTCCACGAGTCGTGCTGGAAAGAGCACCTCGGCTCGTTGTTCGAGGCCATGCGCGTGGACGCGGAGAAGATCCTCCGCGACCGGCAACGGAGAAGGGAGACGGGATGACGTTCGGACTCGCGATCGACATCGTGCTGCTGATCTGCCTGTTCCTCGTGACGTCCGCGTTGTGGAAGTTCATGGACCGGACGGACAATAATTTTCGTCGCGTCAAGGACGGGCTCTCGAAGCAACTCAGCGTCCTCCGGCGTGAGCTCGACGAGACGGACCGACGACTGGACGTCGTCTCCGACGAGGTGGAGCGATTCACCCTCCCGCCCGAGGGGGAGATCACCGTACCACCCGGAACCCTGCGCTCCAAGTTGCTGATCCTCGCGCCCGTGAGCCTGCTCGTCGGCTGCGGGACGATCTCCTGGACGAACGCGCCGGACCTCGACCTCGCGCTGACGCGCGTCGAGATCTGGCGCGACGACGTCCTGATCTACGGGATGACGCTCAACGCCGGCGACGTGTCGATGGACCCCCAGAAGCGGGTCTGGGTATACATCCCGAAGGATTGGAAATTCGAGAAGGGCGTCGAGTACCGCCTCCGCGCCCGCCACGTGGACGCCGCCGGCAACGTGGGCGACTGGTCCGACTGGTACGAGTTCGAGGGAAACGATGAATGACAATGAGAAGGCCCGGTTCGAACGGTCGCTCGCGCGCGCCGTCAAGGATATCGGGCTCCACTACGTCCTCCGACTGACGCGCGTCGCGATCCACCAGCCCCGCCCCGGGTTGGTGCCACGACAAATGAACATGCTCTTCGAGAGGGTCGACCCCCTCGTCCGGATCGCCGAGAACATAGCCGTGGAGGAAGACCTTTGAAGCAACGACGAGTACGTGAACCCGCCGTCCGACCCGACGCGGAGAAGCGGGAACGCATCAAGGAAGCCGTTCGACGCGTCGCCCGGAAGCGCCGGCTCGAGGTTCCGATCCGCTTCGCGGACCCCGGCCTGCCGGACACGACCTGGATCCTCGAGCTTGACCAGCTCGGGCTGAGGGCCCGGAAGAAGGGCTCCCGCAAGAATACCGCCGTGCGGGCGTCGTGGAAGTCGATCATCGGCGGGATGCTGATAGCTAACGGGGGAGGGTAATGCCTAAGTACCAATACGTCGGCACCGACGAGGGACGGTGGAAATGAAGCGTCCGAAGGTCATAAGCCTTTTTACGGGCGCCGGGGGCTTGGATCTCGGCCTTGAAGCTGCCGGATTTGAGTTGGCTGTCGGGGTAGAATTTGACCCCGAAGCAGTCGCTACCCTCCGCGCAAATCGGAACTGGCCGATTATTGACCGCGACATACACGAGGTTCCGACCAAGGAGCTGCTCGAGGTCGCGGGGCTTCGCGAGGGCGAAGCCGATCTCCTCGCTGGTGGGCCGCCCTGTCAGCCCTTCAGTAAATCGGGCTATTGGGCCAGTGGCGACGCCGGCAGACTCGAGGACCCGAGAGCGACAACTCTTGAGGCGTTCCTTCGAGTGCTGAGGGACACCAAGCCGAAGGTCTTCTTACTTGAGAATGTCTCTGGGCTTGCATACCGAAACAAGAATGAAGGCCTGGAGCTTCTCCGAACTACGATTGACGAAATCAACGAGGCCGCCGGCACCGCATACTCGTTCCAATCTTCGGTAATCAACACCGTAGAGTATGGTGTACCGCAGGAGAGGGAGCGGTTCTTGGTAATAGGCCACAGAGACGGCGCCTGTTTTGAGTTTCCTAAACCAACTCACACGAAGCCCAAGAAGCAGCGAGGAACTCGCCGGAGTTCCTCGGAAGACAAAGATCTCGAGCCGTTTCACACGGCTTGGGACGCGATTGGCGACCTTCAGGAGGACGGCAGCGCCGAGTTGAGAATGACTGGCAAGTGGGCAGACCTTTTGCCCTCAATTCCCGAGGGCGAGAACTATCTCTACCACACTGACCGGGGCGCAGGCCTTCCGCTTTTTGGTTGGCGGAGAAGATATTGGAGTTTTCTTCTCAAGCTATCCAAGCGTCTCCCGTCTTGGACCATAACTGCTCAGCCAGGCTCAGCCATAGGGCCCTTTCATTGGAAGAACCGACGTATCTCCATGAAGGAGCTATGCAGGCTTCAGACGTTCCCCGACGACTACGAGATCCTTGGTGGCCGCACCTCCTATCAAAAGCAACTTGGCAACGCTGTCCCGGCTGCTTTAGCAGAGAAGCTTGGGCTGGAGATTCGTAAAATGCTTGGTCACGACGTGCGCCGCAGAAAGCTCAAGCTCCTGCCGGCTCGTCGAACGCCTGTGCCTCCGGCAGAACGCTCTCGAAAGGTTCCACAGAAGTACATGGAGCTTGTCGGCGAACACGAGGCACACCCAGGAACAGGTAAAGGATATGGGGCATTAGCCAGAACTCAAAACCAAAGCTGAGACGGGTTCATGGCGTCAAGGAAGCGCACCAAGTCGTTCCCCAAGAAGAAGGACCGGAAACGGGCGCGCAAGCGCGAGCTCGTGCTTGACGCTACGTCAATCCGTGGTATACTTCTACTGGAAAGGGGTCCCGGTTGGTACCCACCCAACCCCCTTTCACACAACACCGACCGGGGCCCCGTATTGAAGGGAGACCGAGATGGAAGTTGAAACTTTCGAGATCGAGGAGGCCGTCGGCGAGGCGCTCGGGACCACGCCGGAGATCGAGGCCGAGGCCCTGGAGCTCATCGAATCGCTGGGACTCGAGGGGCAGAGCAAGCTCGTCGTCAGGAACGAGGAGACCGGCGACGACGAAAGGATCCCCTACCCCGAGATGACGAAGGCCGAGGTCGAGACATACCAGGCCCGCTTCCCGGTCTCGGATAAGGTGGAGAACTACTCGATGGGGATCATCCCCGTCCGCGTCCTCCAGGTCGTCGGGCACGCGCGCGGGATCTTCGAGGAGGTCTACGTCTGGCACGACCGGGTGCGCGACCCCGACCCGATCCTCGTCGGGAAGTCCGACAAGGTGTACTACCTCCTCGCGAGGTGGGGCGACGCGCTCAAGAGCTTCGCGGAGGTCAAGGTGGAGGCCGCGACGAAGTTGCGGGAGGACTGGGAGCGGAAACTGAAGGCGAAGATCGGGGAGTGCCAGTCCTTCCTCGCCTCGCTGGACGCGAAGGTCGAGGAGAAACTGGCCGGCGAGTGGGTGTTCCTGCCATGAAGAAAGATGGACGAATCTACCCGCGCGTGGTGCTCGGCGCGGAGCCCGAGTCATGCGGCACGTCCTGCTCGACATCGGTATGATCTCCGAAGACGTGCTGATGCAGCAGGCTCCCGAGCACCGACACGAGTGGCTCCGCATGATGGTCAAGAGATTCATCCACCACCTGATCAACGAGAACCCCGGGCTGTTAGGAGAACCCTGAAATGAGCTACAAGGAAAACCCCAAGACCAAGGGCAGCGGGATCGTCTGCTGCATCCCGCAGACCGGCGAGTGCCCGCGGCGCTGCACCGACTGCTTCTTCCAGTCCGGGCGCTCGTACCTCGAGCCGCTGGACGAGAACCTGCCGAACATGCCGCTCGGCGAGAACACGCACGGGCGCGTGGTCCGCGTGAACGACGGCAACGACTCCGCCGTCGACCGCGAGCTCGTGGTCCGGGCGACGGCCGGCTACCGGTGGCGGTTCTTCAACACCGCCTCGCCGCGAGACCTCGAGAAGTTCCCCGGTCCCGTCGTCCTGACGCTCAACCCCGGGAAGATGACGGACGAGGACTGGCACGTCGTCGAGGACCCCGTACCCCCGAACCTCATGTTCGTCCGGTACCGCGCCAACACGTGGAACAAGGAGCTCCGGGACGGCGCCGTGAGTCACTACACGAAGCGCGAGGTCCCCGTGGTACTCACGTGGATGGCGTACCACGACGCCTCGTCGATCCCGGAGGGCGAGTCCAACGCATACGTGGAGCGCAAGCGAACCCTGAACCCCTACTGGGCGATCCGGACCGACTCCTGGCAATACGAGATGGAGGACTACGAGGAGAACCTGTTCGTCTCCTCCTGCGGCAAGGTCGAGGGGGAGCGGGGATCGACGAGGTGCCGCTTCTGCGGCGTGTGCCTGCGGGAATTCTTCGCGACGATGGAGAGGATGAGGACGTGAGCTGCCGAAGAGAGAGGATCACCATCCGACCGGACAAGTTGCTGAAAGTACTCGCGGATCCTGGGGCTCGAGCAGAGGGTCGACGAGCTCGCGGATGAGATGCGCTGGGCGCGATCGACCACCTCTGGCGCGAGACCAAGGCGGAGCAGTTGATACCCGTGATGAGGGAGATGGGATGAGCGACCTGTTACAACTCGACCCCGTGATGACCGGGCGCGCGTTCGCCCGCGTCCTCGGTACGTACTGCCGGGGGAGCTCCTGCATCGCGTTCGAGACGCAGTGCCTCTGGATCGCCGAGCGCCTGAACGGGTCCGGCGCGAAGCTCGCGGGCTGGCTGCACCACCTGCGAGAGGAGAAGGAACCGAAGGTGGACCCGTGAGCAATCTACTCGTAATCGACACCGAAACGACCGGTACGGACCCGGCGCGGAACTCGCTGCTGTCGGTGGCGCTGGTGCCGATGGAGGAGCCCGAGAAGGGGAGGGAGTGGTTCGTCGAGTTCGACCTGCGGAAGCTCGAGTGGAGCGCCGACGGCTGGCCACTGCGGAACTTCGACCGGTTCGAGGAACAGTGGGTGCGGCAGGCGAAGCCCTCGGAACAGGTCTGGGTGGAGATTCGAGGCTACCTCACCGAGCACTTTCCCGACGGCGCGACGCTGGTCGGGCACTTCGTCGAGTTCGACCTGGCGTTCGCCAAGCAGCTCGGGCCGTTCCACCGGATCGGGCAGCGGAGGACGATCGACACGAAGGGCCTCGCCCGGGTCTGCCGGGAGCTCGGGCGTATCCCCGAGAACGTCCGGCTCGGGCTGTCCGGGTTGTGCAAGCACTTCGGCATCGAGATCCCCGAGAACGCCCGGCACACGGCGCTCGGCGACGCGATCGCGACGCGGGAGCTGTACCTGCGACTGGTGGAGACGCTGAGATGAGACGCCGCACCATACGCAAGGAGGTCCTCGTCGCGTGCCTCGCGCGGGAACTGGAGGTATTCGAGAGATGCTCGACAAGCTGATAGACCTGGTCAAGCGAGACCTCGAGGAAGAGGGAGACGAGAGATGATCTGGATAGCCCTCGTACTCGCGGCGATCGCCGTTTGGGTCGCGCTGCGGGGCCTCCGGCACGAGGTCCGGTGCCACGACCGAATCCTCTCGGGCAGGGTGCGCCGGCTGGAGCGGGCGCTCCGGCTGCACGCCGAGGGGCGACCGCTGCTCGCGGAGGAAGAATGCGACGACTGAACGCCACGCAACTACGGGAGATGCGGGAAACCCACGAGTTCCTCTGGATCAGCGAGCTCGCCGAGATGCTCGAAGCCTCCCCGCACGTGGTCCGGCGGCTCGCCCACGCCGGCAGGCTGCCCGCGGTGAAGCTGCCGAACGGCACGATCCGGATCCACTACCGACGGGGGGAGGACCCGAGGGGGTTCGGCGCGGACGTCGAGCTGTGGAGCCGTCCGAAGAAAAGAGTTGACAAGGGCGACTGAGAACGGTACCGTGGAATCGACATGATAACCCGAGCTCATAGAACGTCGATGCAGGGAGCCCGAGGGGGCGCACAACCCTCGGGCGTTTTCATGTCGCAAGCTCAATTCCCAATTGAGCTTACTTCGTCACTGGGCGTTTTCATGTCGCAAGCTCAATTCCCAATTGAGCTTACTTCGTCACTTTACGCTTCGTAAAAGCGAAGAGCGGGATAGCCCCTTATCCCGCAAGGGTTTACTTCACTCACTTCACACACTTTACCGTTTCAAATCGCCAGGAAGTACGTGACGATATGCTCACGCACTTCCTGGTAACTTTTTTATATAAAGTGTGTGAAGTGTGTGAAGTAAGTATATACAGTAGTTATAGTTATCTCTCTCTTTACTATAAAGTAAAGTAAAGTAACGAAGTAAATATAAGGGGTGTATGTAGTTAGCGCCCACTTCTATTTTAGCAGGAAGTTAGGTCTCTTACCGTCGGAAGCTCGAACTCGCACTTCCGGGCTCCGGTGCGGTAGAATCGAGGCATGGCGCGGATATGGTCGGCTCACCGCTGCGACCGCTGCGGGCTGACGGGCCTGGCGGTCGGCGACGCGGCGCTGCCCCCGGGCTGGGAGGCGGCTGCCGTGGGCGACGCGCGCCGCGACCTCTGCGCGAACTGCGCGGCGAAGGTCTCGCGGGCGTTGACCGATCCGCCAAGTACTGGTACAATAACCATCTAAGGCGTGACGCCGACGCGAGGAGACCGAGATGGCGGCTCGTAGCATACTGGCCAAGAAGAAGTTAGAGACCTTCCTGAAGTCCCTGGCATTCACCGGGGAGAAGATCAACTCGGCCGACGCGGCGGGGATCCCTTGGAGCACGCTGGAGAAGCGGATCGCGCGCGACCCGGGTCTGAGGGGCCGAGTCGACGAGGCGATGTCCCGCTTCCACGAGAGGATCGAGAGCACGGTGCGCGGCCGGGGGATCGAGGGTTGGGAGGAGCCGGTCTTCTGGCAGGGCGAGGTCGTGGGGCACGTTCGGAAGTACTCGGACCGGTGCCTCGAGATGCTGGCGAAGCGCCACATCGCGGAGTACCGGGACAAGATGCGGATCGACGCCTCCGTCCAGGGGGGCGTCCTCGTCGTTGGTGGAATGATGGACGAGGACGAGTGGGTCGAGACGTACGGTGGTAAGCAAGCTGACGAAGACGAAGGGAGTCAGGAATGAACGAGTTCACGCTGGATCCGAAGGAGGTAACGGGGCGCGCGCTTGACGGGCTCCAGGAGCGCGTCGAGGTCGAGCTCCGCGAAGAGCCGGAAGCCCTGGCGCCTGCCCGGGGGATGGTCGCGATCTGCTCACGGGACATTCCGGGGATCATCACGTCGGACGAGCCGCGGAAGGTGACGTACCCGGACGGGAACGAGGGCGTCGCCTACGTCGGTGTCAGGCTGACGGACGGTGGGCCCTGGAGCTCCAGGACGCCGCGCGTGCTGGGACGGGCGCTGGACCTGCTGCGCGCGCCGCTGACGTTCGCGCAGTGGGCCCGCGGCGCGCGGTTCCGGCACCTCGTCGTGCGGCCCGACGGCACCCTCGAGACCTCCTGATGCCGCCGGTATGGCACGTCGCCCGCGCGCGCTGCGTGATCTTGTGGGTGGCTGTCTTCCCGGAGGGGGCCCCGGTCGACGAGCCGGAGGACCTGAAGGAGTACGAGGAGCTCGACAGCGCTTTCTACTACCCGGAGGACGCGGATGACGATGGCTGTGGCTGAGAGGCTGCACGTCCCGATCTGGAACGGGAGGTTCGTAGCTGACGGGCGCGCGGCGTGGGCGGAGGACCCGCTCCGCGCCATGCTGTCGTGGCCGGCGCTGCCTCCGGGGCCCACGAGGACGCGGCTCGAGACCCTCATGTATTGCCGTCCGGATCGCGCCGTGAACCTGCTCCCACCGGACGTCCGGATCGGGACGTGGGAACCGACGACGGCGCGCGCGAACGCTTTCCGACTGGCGAGGTGGGCCGCGAGCGAGTCGGACATGAATTTCTTCCTCCTCGGTAGGCGCGTGGCTACGGCGTTCGGGGTCGGTGACGCCCCGGTAGGCGCCGAATTCCGCGCGTGGGGTGTCCCGTGCCTCTTCCTGCCCCACCCCAGCGGCCGGAGCAGGTACCTCAACTCGATCGATAAACGCAGAGAAATACGTCGACGGGTACGTGACTTCGCAGAAAGGAGAACGCTATGCGGGGCTGCTCTGGATTGACGTTGGTGCTGATCGCGATACTGGGGGTGCTGATCGCGGCGGCGGTAGTCTTCGCCGACGAGGACCTGGGGACGGACGTGAACGAGCTGATGAAGCCGGTGGTGCGCGTGGAGAGGGGACCGTCGAGGTCAACGGGCATGATCATCCACCCCAACGCGAAGGGGAAGGCGTACGTACTGACCGTGAATCATGGGATCGACGACAGCTTGGATGAACCTGTAGTGGTGGTGTTCTTCGAGTACGAGGATGGTGGGCGGGAAGTAATTGCGAGGCGTTACGAAGCGGAGGTGGTGGCGACGGAAGCCGAGCTGGATCTCGCGCTGCTCCGGATCGACGTCGGGGACGAGAAGCTCCCGGCGGTGCGCCTGGCGTCGCCGGGACGGAAGTTGCGGCTGCTCGAGAAGGTGCGCGTAGTCGGTTGCCCCCTCGGGAAGGATCCCGTGGTGAGCGACGGTGAGGTGACGGACCTCGAGCATGAATTAGATGGGCAGAAGTTCGTCATGACGAGCGCGGGGTACTACCTCGGCAACTCCGGGGGGCCCGTCTTCGTGAAGGACGACGGGAAGTGGTACGTCGTCGGGATGATGGCGCGCTCGGAGGGCTTCCGTTGTCAATTGATTACGTACATGGGCTACGCGATTCCGGTCTCGCGGATTCACACGTGGCTCCTCGAGCTGACCAGGAAGATGGAAGAGAGTATCGATGGTTAAGTGGCTCCTCCTCGTTGTTTTGCTGTTCCTCTGCGGCTGCGTACGCTTCGCGCGGATCGATTGCTCGCGGTACTACGGGATCGCGACGACGGACGCGCGATCCGGCGTCCGCGCCGACCTCGGGCGGGGCTTCGGGACGGAGTGGTCAACGGGGTACCGCATGGAGGTAGGTGAGGAGCCTGGATGGTTGGTTACGGGCGGCGTGACCTGGGGGTGGAAACCCTTCTCCCTGTGGCTCGGCGGCGAGGTCGTGGAGCCGGACGAGTTCAACTGGCACTTGGGGACGGAGATGGAATTCTGATGGGATTGACGTTCCTGCACGAGGCGACGGACGACGCCCGCGGCGCGGCGCTGATCAAGCTGAGTGATCTGGACGAGGACGAGAGGGTGGAATGAGTGGATCCCGAGCGAAGTGGCTCCGGAGCAAGCTGCGCCGGTTGGAGTTCAACCTGACGCTGCGCGGTTGGCGGAAGCTGAAGCGGCGGTGGCGGGACACGCCGCGCCCGGAGCGCGAGTTCTTCGTCGTCTCCCGGGAGGCGACGTTCCTGCGCAACGAGGACGCGCAGAGGTTGGTAGGCAAGATGTCACCGAAGCAGCGGGACCAGCTCGAGGAGCTCGTGGTCGAGCAGCGCGCTACGGGCATGGATTCCCGCGGTTTCTGGAAGCGATTGATGGGCATCATCCGGGGGAGGCGGCGTGGCTGATTTCGCGAAATGCGGGGGGAAGGGCTGCGCCGTCAAGCGACGGTGCGCCCGCTACGTGGCACCCCCGGGGATGTGGCAGGGGTGGTTCGAGCCGGAGAGCCCGGGCCCGAATTGCCGGTATTTAATGCCGACGCGGGAGAGGTGATGAAGGCGGTGCTCGTATTCGACCAGGAGGATCCGGACGACCGCGCGGAGCTCCGGAGGGCGGTGGCGGCGCCCCGGATGCTCTCGGCTCTGTGGGAATTCAACGAACTTTTCCGGAAGATCCGGAAGTACGAGGACCACGGCCCGTGCGCCCAAGAGATGGTGGATCGGCTGGAGAGTGCTTTCCACGAACTCCTGGACGGGTACGGCGTGAGGCTCGAGGACGAGTACTGAAGGAGGCGGCGTGCGGCAGTTGGTGGAGTGGCGCAAGGTGGAGGGCGCCCTCAAGCCCTTCATGAACGGCTACGAGGTGGCGTGGGCCCCCCAGCCCGGCTCCCAGGAGGCGTGGCTGGATTGCGGGATCTACGAGGGGCTCTACGAGGGGACCCGCGGGCCCGGGAAGACCGATTGCCTCCTCATGGATTTCGCGCAGCACGTCGGGAAATCAGTATGTCCGGGCGACCACAAGGGATACGGCGCCGAATGGCGCGGGATCCTCTTCCGGCAGACCTACCCCCAGCTCGCCGACCTCGTGGCGAAGACGAAGAAGTGGTTCCCGCGGGTCTTCCCCGCGGCGACGTTCAACGAATCGAAGATGACGTGGGCCTGGCCGACGGGCGAGACGCTCAGGCTCTCCTACATGGCCCGGGAGGAGGATTACTGGAACTACCACGGGCACTCCTACCCCTGGATCGGGTGGGAGGAGCTCACGACCTGGCCGAGCGATCATTGCTACAAGATCATGATGTCGTGCTCCAGGTCGACGCAGCCCGGGATGCCCCGCAAGTACCGTGCCACGTCGAACCCCTACGGGCCGGGGCACAACTGGGTGAAGGCCCGGTGGCGCCTGCCGCTCGCCCCGGGACGGATCATCGGACCGGTGATCCGGGAGGGTGATCTGCCCCCGAGGGTAGCGATTCGGGGCCGTCTGACGGAGAATAGAATTCTGTTGGAAGCAGATCCGGAGTACATCGACCGGATCCGCGCCGCGGCGAGGAATCCCTCGGAGCTGAAGGCGTGGCTGTACGGCTCCTGGGACATCGTGGCCGGCGGGATGTTCGACGACATCTGGCAACCGAGGTACCACGTCGTCGAGAACATTCCCCTCGACGCGATACCCTCAACGTGGCGTTTGAACAGGAGTTACGACCACGGCCAATCGAAACCTTTCTCGGTTGGCTGGTGGGCGCAGTCGAACGGCGAGCCGATCGAGGTGAACGGCGCCGTCTTCGGGCATGTCCCGGGGGACCTGTTCCGGCTCACCGAGTGGTACGGCTGGAACGGCTCCCCGAATGAAGGTTTGCGCATGCTGTCGACCGAGATAGCCGACGAGATCCGGGAGCGGGAGAACCGGTGGGGACTCAACGGTCACGTCAAACCAGGTCCCGCGGACTCCTCGATCTTCGACGACTTCGAGCCCGGTAAGAGCGTGGCGGGCGACATGGCGAGGCGGGGCGTACGGTGGCAGGCGGCGGACAAGCGGGCCGGGTCCCGCAAGCAGGGGTGGGAGCAGATCCGGAAGTACCTGAAGGGAGCGGTCCCAGGCGAGGAAGGCGTGCGAGAGTCGCCGGGCCTCTTCATCTGCCGGAACTGCGAGCAATTCATCCGGACGTTCCCGGTTCTACCACGCGACGGGAAGGATCCCGACGACGTGGACACGGACGCGGAGGATCACATCGCGGACGAGGTGAGGTACCGGGTGCGCGAGAAGGTACGGACGGCGAGGAGCTACGATGCCTAAGAAAGACCCGAAGCTGGATCCGTCGACGGTCAGCGCGGCCTACGCCGCGTCGGAAGCGTACTGGGCGCAGGTGTCCACCATCCTCGACGGGACGGAGGCGATGCGGACTGCCGGCGAGCGGTACTTGCCGCAGCACACGAACGAGAAGGAGCAGCGGTACCTCGAGCGGCTCGAGTCCGCCGTCCTCTACAACGCTACGGAGCTCACGCTGGAGAGCTGGGTAGGGCGACCGTTCTCGGATCCGATCAACGTCGGCGAGGACGTTCCGGACGAGGTGCAGGCGTACCTCGAGGACGTCGACCTCCAGGGGAACGCCGCGGGCGTGTTCGCCCGTAACTGGTTCCGGGAGGGGTTGGCGAAGGGGCTCGCGCACGTCCTCGTGGATTTCCCGGCGATGGAGGACGAGGAGGTAAGCGTCCGCTCCAGGGCGGACGACCTGCGGGAGAACCGCCGGCCCTACTGGTGCTTCGTGCAACCCGAGAACCTGATCTTCGCCTCCGCCGTCGTGGAGAACGGTCGGGAGGTCCTGACGCACGTCCGGATCAAGGAGACGGAGGTCTCGCGCGTCGGGTTCTGCGAGGAGATCGAGCACCGGATCCGTATCTGGGACAGGATCCTCCCGGGCGAAATGCCGGACCGCCCGGAGTTGGCTGGTCTCGAGCCGGGCGTCTACGTCTCCCTCTGGGCCCTGCGGCGGGCAGGGAAGAGCAGGAGGGCGGAATGGGAGCTGGTCGAGAACCCGCGGCTCGTGGGGATCCCCGAGATCCCGCTGGTGACGTTCTACGCGCACCGCGAGGAACTCATGAAGGGGAGGAGCCCTCTCGAGGGGTTGGTCGACCTGAACATCCGGCACTGGCAGAGCCTCTCGGACCAGATCAACATCCTCACGGCGGGACGGTTCCCGCTGCTCGCGTTGAGCGGTGGCAGCGAGGAGGATTCCATCATCACGATCGGGCCGTGGAAGGTGCTCTTCACGCCGGACCCGAAGGGGAAGTTCTACTACGTGGAGCACTCCGGGGCGGCGATCGGGGCCGGCCGGGACGACCTGCAGGACCTCGAGGAGAAGATGGCGGCCTACGGGGCGGATTTCCTGCGCAAGAAACCCGGTTCCCTGACGGCGACAGCCAGGGCCCTCGATTCCGCGGAGGCTACCTCCCCCCTCCAGGACGCCGTGATCATCTTCAACGACGCGCTCTCACGAGTCATGGAGTACATGGCGATGTGGGAGGGACGGGACGAACTCGGGACGATCTCGGTGAGCTCCGACTTCGGGCCCGAGGAGTTCGTGAGGGGCGACGTCGACGCGATCAAGGAGGCCCGGAAGCTGCGCGACCTGAGCCGGCGGCGGTTCCTCGAGGAGCTCAAGCGGCGCGGTGCGCTGGCGGACGAGTTCGACTTCGACGAGAACGATCGGGAGCTGGAGGACGAGACGGGCGAGATCGGCGGGGAGGCTATCTCGGGAGACATTGATCCGGAGGCAGAGGAATGATTCAATTCATGATGGGACGTCTAAGGTGACGCATTACATGTGAGGTGAGCGATGGAAGGCGCGTTCGGCTGGATCGGCGAGCTATTCGCCTGGTTCGTCTCGCTGCTCCCGCACCTGGACCTCTGCCGCGTGACGCACCGCGGGCTCAAGTTCAAGCGCGGCGGGAAGGTGAGGGTGATCGAACCGGGGCTCTACTGGTGGTGGCCGTGCGTGACCGAGGTCGTCACCATGCCGGTCGTCCGGCAATCGGTAGATATTCCAGCGCAAACACTTACGACGAAAGACGGCTACTCCATACTAATTTCGATGACATTAGTGTACGAGATCACGGACGTCGAGAAGGCGCTGGCGCAGAGCTACGACGTCGACGACACGATCACGGAGTTCGGTGGGACCGCCGCCGTGCAGGTCGTGACGTCGAGGAAGTTCGACGAAGTACGAGAGGCACTGTCGACCGTGGTACCGAAGGAGCTCAAGAGGCGGTGCCAGAAGGCGTTGTATCCGTTCGGCGTGAAGGTAATCATGGCTCGCCTCACCGACTTCGCCGAGTGCACCGTGATCCGGAATGTCGGCGACGGCGGCGTGCTGCCGGTCGTCAGCAGCAGCGGGGATGACGAATGATTCGGTTCTCGATCGATTTTTGGGACGGCTGGGAGCTCAACCTACAGCTCCGCTTCAACCCGTGGTACTGGCGCCGCTTCGCGCAGCGGGTGGGCAACGAGGTCGCGCGCGCCGTCGAGGTGTACCTCGGACCGTTCGGTCTCTGGTTCGGGCAGTGGTTGGATCCGTTCTGACATGGCGACCGCGAATCAAGAGTACTTCGACGCGGCCCTGCGCCACCACATCCACGTGAGGCGGTGGGCGACGGGCGAGGTGCGTCGGGCCCTGGAGCTCCTCGAGGACGTGGACCGGGACGTCGTCCGCCGGCTCCGACGGGGGCTCCCCAACGTCGGCTCGTGGCAGACGAAGCGGTTCAACGCCCTCCTCGAGAGGATCCGGGACATGCGAGGGGCGGCGATCGCGGAGCTTCACCGGAGGACGAGGGACGACCTCAAGGAGTTCGCCGGCATCGAAGCCTCCCTGGAGTCGCGGATCCTCGGGGCGGCGATCCCCATCGAGATCGACCTCCTCGGCGTTCCCGCGGCGAAGCTGCGGAAGATCGTCACGGCCGAGCCGCTCCGGGGGCGCCACCTGCGGACCTGGTTCGCGGACCTGGCGCGGGAGGACCGTCGTCGGGTGGAGGACGCCCTGCGGATCGGGATGGTCGAGGGGGAGAGCGTGCCGGCCATGGTACGCCGGATCGCGGGGACGCGCGCCCAGAACTTCCGGGACGGCGTCCTGTCGATCACGCGCCGGAACGCGGAGACCGTCGTCCGGACCGCGGTGAACCATACCTCGAACCGAGCCCGGGAGGAGATGTGGACCGCGAACGAGGACGTAATCCTCGGCTACAGGTGGACTTCGACGCTCGACGGACGGACGTCGGCGATCTGCCGGGCCCGGGACGGGCACGTCGCGCCGGTGGAGGGGAAGCCCATTCCCGAGGATTTCATTCTCCTCCAGCCCCCGGGAGCGAGGCCGCCGGCGCACCCGAATTGCCGGTCGATCATGGTGGCGATCCTCGACCCGGACGGGGTCGTGGGCGAGCGGCCATTCGTCGTGGACACGAGGACCCGGGCGCGCCGTGAGGTGGACTTCCGTCGCATGGCCCGGGAGACGGGGCGCCCCATCCGGGAGATCCGCAGCGAGTGGGCGGCCGAGGCGGTGGGTCGCGTTCCAGCGAAAACTACGTATAATCAATGGTTGCGGCGACAGTCCGCGGCGTTCCAGGACGACGTCCTGGGACGGACGAAGGGACGGCTATTCAGGCGTGGCGAGCTGGAGATGGACGCGTTCGTTGACCGCTCCGGCCGTGAACTCACCCTCGCGGAGCTCGCCGATTCGAGACCGGAGGCGTTCCTGTTGGCCGGGCTGGACCCGGCGGAGTTCTGACATGCCGGTTTGCATCGACAAGCGCGGGAAGTTGTTCCGCGTCGTGGAGTGCTCTTCGAAGAAGGTCGCGACGCGCGCGGACGGCGGACCGGTGGACGGTGGCGGGTACAGGAGCCGCGCGAAGGCCCGGGCCCAGGTGCAAGCCATCAATTTGCGGGAGCGACGCGCCGAAGGGAAATCGGCGCCGCCTCCCCCGAAGAAGAAACGGAGGTGATCGTGAAGGCTCCCCGCCGGGCCCGCGCCGCTCGGAGCAAGGCCAGGCGTTCGGGAAAGAAGTGATTGGCAACCCTCCCGGGAGGGTTGGTGTTTGGCAGTCCGGCGGGGTGATCCCCCGGCCGGCGGAGTGATTCCACCGGAGGTGCATCATGAAGTTCAATTTCGCTCAGAACACGGAAGTCGACGCGCTGGACGTGGTGCCGGAGGAGTTCCGGCCGCTGTACGCCGAGAAGGAGGCTGGCGGCTACGCGCTCAAGACGGAGGACGAGACCGTCAAGGGCGCGGTGGCGGCGATCCTCGGGCTGAACAAGGCCCTCGTGGCGAGCAGGGCGGAGGCCAAGGAGGCCAAGTCCCGGACCGTAGACCTGAGCGCCCTGAGCGACTACGGCGAGAGCGTCGACGAGATCGCGGCCGGCGTCCAGACCAAGCTCGAGGAGCTGGAGACCCAGGTCGCTGGCGGCAAGAAGGCGAAGCTCGACCTCGACAAGGTGCGGGCGGACCTCGGCGCGGCCCACGCCAAGCAGATGGAAGCGGTGAACAAGAAGAACGAGGCGCTGACCTCTCAGCTCCATACCCTCTTGATCACCAACGATTTACGCGCCGCGATCGGCGATCGGGCGATCAACGCGGACCTCGTCCTGCCGTTCGCCGAGCGCCAGATGCGGGTCGTCGACGAGGACGGCACGCTGAAGGCGTACGTCGTCAACCCGGACGGCACGCAGCGCTTCTCGGGCGTGACGGCGCAGCCGATGACCGGCAAGGAGCTGATCGAGGAGATGGCGGTCTCCGAGGCGTACGCGCCCCTGTTCCGGAGCAACAAGCCGGATGGCGGCGGGACGCCCCCGGGGAGCCCCGGACGACGGTCCCAGAACCGCCCGACCGAGGAGCTCAGCGCGAACGAGAAGATCGCCCGCGGGCTCGCCGCGCGGGAGCGGACCAGATAAACCCTTGCGGTTCCGACCGTGAGGTGTGAAAATGTAGGATGTGCGCTGTCGCCGCGGGAGACCCGTGGGCGACTACCTCCTCCGGAGGGGGACCCGACGGAGAGGCGACGAAGTCGGTAACCCTTTGGCAGTGTAGGAGGTACGTAAGATGGCCAGTGTGACTCTCACGGAATCGGCGAAGCTCGCTCAGGACGACCTGGTGGCCGGTGTCATCGAGAACATCGTCACCGTGAACCGCATGTTCGAGCTCCTGCCGTTCGACGGCGTCGAGGGCAACGCTCTCAAGTACAATCGAGAGAACGTCCTCGGCGGGGCCGGTGTGGCCGGCGTCGGCGACACCATTTCCAGCGACGCCTACGACCCGATCCTCGCCGCGAACAACGCCAAGGATCCGGCGACCTTCACCTCGGTGACGGCCAGCCTGACCACGATCCTCGGTGACGCCGAGGTCAACGGTCTGATCCAGGCGACCCGCAGCGGTGACGGGAACGACCAGAAGGCGGTCCAGATCGCCAGCAAGGCCAAGAAGTGCGGGCGGATCTACCAGGACATGCTGATCAACGGCACGGGCGCCGCCGATCAGTTCGACGGGCTGATCAACCTCTGCCCGGTGGGGCAGATGGTGGATACCGGTGCGACCGGTTCGGCCCTGTCCTTCGCGATCCTGGACGAGCTGCTCGACCTGGTCGTCGACAAGGACGGACAGGTGGACTACATCGCCATGCACGCGCGGACGATCCGCTCCTTCAAGGAGCTCCTGCGCGGACTCGGCGGTGCCGGCATCGGGGACGTCGTGGAGCTGCCCTCGGGCGCCCGCGTGCTCTCGTACTCCGGGGTTCCCATCCTCCGGAACGACTGGATTCCGGTCAACCAGACGAAGGGTGGGACGCCGAACTGCACCACGATCTTCGCGGGCACGTTCGACGACGGTTCCCGGAGTCACGGCATCGCTGGCCTGACGGCCGAGCGGAAGGCCGGGATCAAGGTCGTGGAGGTCGGCGAGCACCAGGATCGCGACGAGTCGATCACCCGCCTGACGTGGTACTGCGGCCTCGCGCTCTTCAGCGAGCTCGGGATCGCGTGCGCGGACGGCATCACGGACTGAGTCAGGGGGCGAGGGCGGGGGTCGGGAGCGGCTCCCGCCCTTTTCCGTAACTGAGAAAGGAGCGACATGGCTCTCTACCTCGTTGAGAAGGAAGACGCCTCCGGTCGGAACGACATCGAAGGCGTGAAGGCAATCGTCCTCGAGGCCGACGACGAGGCCACGGCGAAGGAGCTGGCGGCGGCGCGCGTCGAGGGTGACTCGGCTTGGAGCGCCGCGACGGTCACCGAGATCGCCGCCGGCGTCGCCGCGGACTTCGAGGGGTTCACGTACCGCCTCAAGATCGGGCCGGATCCGACTGGGAGCGAGTACAAGAACATCATCGACCTCTCGGAGACGGTCGCGGCCGGCGTCGAGGGGGCTCAGGCGGCAGTGATCGTCGCCGGTGGAACGGGCTACGACGTTGGCGACATCCTGGAGGTCCAGGGTGGAACCTCGACGGCTCCGGCTCGTCTCGAGGTGACGTCCGAGACCGGGAACGTGATCGACGGCATCAAGGTCATCGACCCCGGACAGTACAGCGAGACGCCCGCCGATCCCGTCGCCGTGACGGGGGGCAACGGCAACGACGACGCCACGTTCAACATCACGTGGGAGGAGTCGACCCCCGTGGTGGCCGGTGGCGCCCTCGTCGAGGCCCTGAACGCGGAGCTGGCCATCGCCGGCGCCAAGTTCGAGCCGGCGACGCTCCTGCTCACCGCCGCGGCGGGCAGTGGTGTGGACGACCTCGGGGACCATACGCTGGTTCTGGAGGTCACGTCTCCGGACGCCGTGCGACCGTTGACCGTGCTCGTCGGTACGATCACCGACAAGGGCCTCGCGACTGACGACCTGTCGGTCGAGCTCGTAGTTCCCACGGCTGTCCCCGCGATCATGCGGGCACTGTGAGAGATGGCGCTCTACCTGCTCGAGCGCAGTGGTGGAGGGGCGGAGGCCCTCATCGACGGGGTTCGCTCGTTGGTCCTCGAGGCCACGGCGAAGGAGCTGGCCTCCGCCCTCTACCACGGTGACAGCTCGTGGAGCGACGCCTCGGTGACGGAGCTCGTCGCGGGAACGGCTGCCGACTACGCGGGGTGGCCAGTGGTGGGGAGTTCATTCCGTCGCCACACCAGCCCGAGCTCGACGTCTCGGTCACGGGCGGTGTGGAACCCACCGCGATCCCGGTCATCATTCGAGCCATCTGAGAAGGGAGGCTGACCATGTGGCGGATGCGACTCACCGGGGCCCTCGAGGGCCAGACCAAGAAGCTGAAGGGCGTGCAGTACGTCAACGGAGTGGCAACGCTTCAACACATGTCGCGCGAGGACTTCGAGAAGGTCCTCCTCTACCACCGGAAGTGCTACCAAGTGGAGGAAGTGAAGCATGGCGAGCGTGCGCCTGATCCTGGAGAGCGTGACGCCGATCGAGAGGCGGTACCGAGCCGAGTTTCGAAGGGTCGGCGGTCTTCCAAGACGAAAACAAAGGTCGTCCCAAGAGATGACTCAGTTGTCGCCGGGGACGGTGGGGTTCCGACCCCGGGGGACTGACCGGGACGCTCCGAGGACGAGATGAGACTGACGCCGGCTACCGATGGGCGATCGCACACGTCCCTCGAGACGGGTCCGGGCGATCACCACGCGGAGCCGGCGTCAGTCACTATTGACAACACGTCCCAATCCCTCCCCCCGGGGACCACGTTCGATCTCGACGTCGCGCTCCCGCACGACGGTTTTCAGGTCGCACGAATCCAGATCACGGGGCCCAAGACGATGCCGGCGTACGCCGGCAATTGGCGCGAGTGCGCGGAGATCGTCGCTACCACGGATTCGGCTGAGGCCATGGGGCACAGCGTCCGGGAGGCGGGGACCAGGAAGGTGTACGCATCGACGTACTCGAAGCAGAACGCGGACGCGTACCTGAGTCACAAGATATTCGACGACAATACCGGCAGCGGGAACCGGTACATCGCGGTGCAGGACGTCGCCATCGTGGGGGCGGTCCTGCGGATCACGTTCCGGAACTTCTTCGGCGGCTCGGCGACCCTCTGGGTGAAGGGGCAAGCCCTGCTGTGGTGACGACATGCGACTCGGTGGACGACGGATCGTCGCGACGCACGACGCGCTCCTCGACGTCGGGGAGGAGGATCACCACCCGCGCGCCACGTCGTTCTCGATCCTGATCAATTCCCAAGCCATCCCGGCCGGTTCCGCGTGGGAGTACCGCGTGGACCTCGGCGACGACCGGCACCGAACCCTCCGGGCGGTTCTCCGAGGGAACCAGAACGTCGACATCCAGGGACATACCGGCGTCTTCGTGCTCGGCTCGGATTCGTCCGGGCAGTGCAGCGGGATAGGGATCAAGCCGTACGGCTCGGGCTACGTGACGAGCTACATGGGTGGCTACTCCAGGATCCACGGGGACTCGTACCTGACGCCGCCGATGTTCGGTGGCGGGATCCGCCTGCGGGATGCGTACATCGACGGGACCGACGCGGTCCTGGAGTTCTTCAACCCGGCGGTGATTCAACGGTTCATGTCGTGCTACGGAGCGGTCGCGGTAAAATGAGGTTGCAAGACTACCTACGACATCCGATCGCGCACGGTTCACTCGTGGGCGTGCTGCCGAACCAGCACCACGAACGCCCGGAGAACATCGAGGTCGCGAACACGACCCTCTCCGTCTTCCCGCTTCCCGGAGGACCCAGCGTTTGGGATATACCAGTGCCGTACGAGGCGCAGGTCGTGATCTTCTCGTTCCGCAGCAACCACACGTGTTCGGAAGGAGCCGGCAAGGCGGGCGTGACGGGCGTCGCGACGCGCAGCCAGTTCGATGCGTCAACGGTTTCCACCGGTGGGCACGGCACCATTTCCACAAGTGCCTACAACGCGGTATACTCGAAGAGGGCCGCGGCGATGAACCTGTCGCACAAGGTCTTCTCGTCGGTTGGTTCGTACATAAGTTTAACGGAAATATATCTTTACGAAACGGCCCCTCTGACCCGCGTCCTCCGGACGGAGTGGACGAACTACGGGGCGGCGTTGTATACGCTGAATTGCTGGGGCGAGGTAGCGGTGCTGAAGTGAGCGACAAGCTACGGGTACTCGCGATTTGCCAGGAGGATCCGGAGTGGATCCTCGGGGGCATGGGGCGCCACGTCCGGGAGCTCTACCGCGCCATGGCGGAGCGCGGCGACGTCGAGATTGACCTCCTCGTCGGCGGGCCCGGGGAGGAGCCCACGGAGTACCTCGGCTGTACGAAGCACGTCGCGGACAAGCTCGTCTGTTGGAAGCCACGCGTGCCGAACATGTCGAGTCTCCTGATCGCGGATCTCCAGCTCACGAAGACGCTCGCCAAGCTGCTCGCCCAGGGGCAGACGTGGGACGTGATCCACGTCCACGAGTGGAACGCGCTCCAGGTGGCCAGGGTGGCGCGCGACGCCCTGGGGGTACCGGTGGTCGGTACCATGCACCTATGCATCACGGAGCTGATGCGGCAGGACGCGACGCCGGACGGACGGTACGGCGAGGCGGACATCTACCTGATGCAGCAGGAGGGCCACCTCGTTGTGGATTCCGACGAGCTGATCCTCTGCTCCCAGTCGTACGTGGACCTGGTCCGCAACCTCTTCATGACGGACCGCCCTATCAATTTGATCCACAACGGGATCCGTCCGTCGGAGTGGCGACGGGACGAGGCGGCGGGACGGCGGGCCCGGGAGGAGTTCGACCTACCGGACAGGCCGATCGCGCTCTTCGTCGGGCGGATCGCTGATATGAAAGGGATCCGGGAGCTCCTCGACGCCGTGCGCCGGTGGGACTCGGGCTACTGCGTCGTGGTGGCCGGCGAGATCAACGCGAACACGGACGACGAGAAGGAGCGGTGGGTAGTTACGCGCAAGTTACGTGATACCGTCAAGAAATATCCTGACCGCATGCGGTGGGTCGGTTTCCAGCACGACGACAAGCTCCGAGGACTGTACTCCGCGGCGGAGGTCGGGCTCGTCCCGTCGCTCCACGAGCCGTTCGGGATCGTGGCGCTGGAGCACATGGCGATGGGGGTTCCCCTCGTCACGACGGAGGTCGACGGGCTCGGGGAGATCGTCGTGGACGGGGAGGGGAACGAGTTCTCCCTGATCGTCGAGCCCGGCAAGAGCGGGCAGATTCACCGGGCGTTGAAGTTCCTGCGGAACCACCCGGAGGCGCGAGAGGAGCTGGCGGAGCTGGGGCGGCTCCGCGTCCTCGATTTCGATTGGCACGCCGCGGCGGCTGCCACGGTGGAGGTATACAGGAAGGTGGTGCGCGATGTCGCTGCAACTCGTCAATCCTAAGCAGGCGGTGCAACTGGACCGCGTCCGGATCGCTTGCATCAAGATCGAGTACAACCCCTACAAGGGCCAGACGTGGGTGGAATTCTGGTTGACGATCGGGCGGCTGGCCGTGCCGGGCAATGAGGCGTCATTCCAGCAGCACATCGATCCGGACACGGGCGAGGAGGTCTTTGCGTACCTCAAGATCGAGAACGGGATGAACCCGTTCCGCGGCGGAACGATGCTCGGTAAGTGTGGGACGTGCGGGAAGTGGTTCGCGCTCGTATCCGGATCGTGCGACGCGGACGGTTGCGACGGCACGATTGGACCGTACGACGGCTTCACTCGTTTGATGACGGCGACTGCTTCGGCCGGGACGATCTTCGACGCGATCGCGAACATCGCGTACTCGTTCCTCTGCACCGAGCAGGTGCCGGACCCGGACACGTGGGAGATCAAGAGGCTCCTGGAGGCGAACCTTGGATGACACGAGGATACAGACTGGCGCGACGGAGCGCGTCGAGGTACTGGTCCTCGACGCCGCCCTCGACCCGCTCACGGGCAAGACGGACATCCTGCTCTCGATTCGCCGCGTGAGCGACGGGCAGTGGTTCGACTTCGCGGACCTCACTTTCAAGGCCGCGGGCTGGACGACTCGCCAGCAGCAGATGACGGAGACGGACGTCACGAACGACCCGGGGGTCTACCATTACGACTTTGTTACGTCGACGATCGCGAACCCGACGGCGGACGACACGTACGAGATGCGCGCTGACCAGTCGCCCGGGACGGACGCGGCGAACTTGCCGCAGACCGGGGAGCTGAAGGTTGGGCAGTTCGTCGATGACATCGACCAGGCAATCTCCACGATGGAGGTGAATATCCGGGGCGGGGCGGGCGACACGTTGGAGACGCTCTCGAATCAGCTCGATCTCGTGGCGCTCGAGGCGAACGTCGAGGGGCACGTGACGGACGGGCTGACCGCGCAGGGCTACACGTCCGTCCGGGCCCTCCTGCTCGACAACCTGGACGCGGCCGTGAGCGCCATTCTTACCGCGATCGCGGCGCTGAACGACGTAAGTATAGCGGACGTCGAGACGGCGATGGGTAATCAAGGCTATACTACCGCCAGGGCGGCATATTTGGACGACCTGGTGACGATCCTCGCGGCGGTGGAGAAGGTCAGGAAGGTGACCTCGAACCGGGTAGTCGTGAACGCGGCGGACACGCTCGTCACGATCTACGAGGACGACGGCTCGACGCCGGCCTTCACCTTCACGATCAGCGGCGATCGCCGGGAAAGGACGCCCTGATGGCCGATCCGATCAGCGTCTTTCCGGAATTCGTTCGGAACCAGGTCTACCCGCCGACACCGACGGCGCCCGTCGTGGGACCCATCACCGCGACGGTCTCGGATCCCGGGCTGACCGTCACGGTGACGGAGGAGACGATCGTCGTTACAATAGAACCGGAGGAGCTGGACGCGGGAGTGTAACATGGCGTGCCCTTCTGAGATCAACATCTGCCGCGTGCGCGGCGACACGTACCCCTTCACGGTTACCGTGAAGGATGGCGACGGAAACCCAATCAACATAACTGCTTACGGATTCCTCCTGACCGTGGACCCGGCGCCGGACCCGCCGGACGCTTCGGAGAACTTGCTCCAGCTCGCCGGCGTGATCCTGGACGGTCCGAACGGGATCGTCCAATTCCAGCCGAGCGCGCTGGACGCGGACCAGGAGCCGGACACGTACTACTACGACCTCCAGATGGAGGACGGCTCCGGTGACTTCCGGACGATCCTGAAGGGGACGTTCACGATCTCGCAGGACATCACGAAGTGAGGGTGACATGGCATTCTCGGTACAGGACGACGGCGGCACGATCGACGGCGCCAACGCGTACATAACTGTCGATGAGTTCAAGACGTACCACCGAGACCGCGGGAACTCGTGGAGCGGTGGTAGCGGTGCGATCCAGGACGCCATCGTGGTCGCTACGGACTACCTCGACACGCGCTTCCAGTTCGTCGGGGACCGGAAGAGCGTGAGCCAGCGGACGCAGTGGCCCCGCGTCGACGCGATAGATCGTGACGGCAACGCCCGCTCCGGCGTACCGGTCGAGGTCGAGGAAGCCTGCGCCGAGTACGCCTTGATCGCGCTGAGCTCCACGCTCAACCCGACGCCGACGCGGGACGACACGGGCCAGCCGGTGGAGATGAGTCGGAAGAAGGTCGGGCCCCTGGAGAAGGAGATCCGGTACGGCGGGGGCGGGGCCGTCTTCCAGCTCCCGAAGTACCCGATCGCGGATCAGAAGCTCCGCGCCGCGGGCCTCGTGGTCAGCGGGCGCGACATCGTGAGGGGCTGAGGTGGGCTACTACGACGACGAGATCGCGACCGCCCTCGAGCTCATCGCGGAGTTCGGGGAGACGTCGACGCTCCGGCGGACGGAGCCCGGGGACCCTCCGGACACGGATCAACCCTGGCGAACCGGGGCTCCCACGCCGGCGGACCACTCGGTCTCCGCGGTATGGCTCGACTGGGAGGTCGACCGGATCGACGGCGAGCTGATCAAGGCGGGGGACCAACGGGTCTTCGTCGCTGCCTCCGGGATGACGGTGACGCCGTCCCCCACGGTGGATCGGATCCTCCGGGCGAGCGGCGAGGAATGGACCATCGTCACGGTGCGAACACTCAACCCCAACGGGGAAACCATCTTGCATGAATTGCAGGTGAGGAAGTGATATGGCGGCGGACTTGACGACGGCGAAGAACGAGATGTTCAGCGCCTTCAAGGTGGCGTGGGACGCGAATACGCCCGGCGTGACGCCCGACGGCAGCGTTCCCTACGTGTACTGGGACGGCGTTCCGGACGACACGCCGCCGCCGCCGGACGCACCGTACGCTCGGATCCGGATCCGGCACGGACCTTCGGAGCAGGCCAGCCTCGCGGGCGCCGTGGGGTCGCGGAGGTTCGAGCGTTTCGGTACAATTACGGTACAGGTGTTCACGCCCTTGTCGGCGACCGACCCTCCCACGCTCGGGGAGAACCTGGCGGCGATCGCCAGGGCGGCCTACGAGGGGCAGAGCACCGCGAGCCAGGTATGGTTCAGGAACGTGCGGGCGAACGAGATCGGCGAGGACGGGCCCTGGTACCAGTGGAACGTCGTGGCCGAATTTCGGTACGACGAGCTGGTCTGAAGGAGGTACGACAGTGGCGCAGCTACAGAAGATCGATTCCAATGTGACCGGGCTCCGCTACGCTGAGGAGCTGAGCCTGGGCGTGCTCCCGGGGTCCCCCGTCTGGACGCCCCTGGAGCCGAACTCCTACGCCGATTTCGGCGGGGAGATCTCCACCATCGCGAGGAACCCCATCAACCCCTCGCGACAACGGAAGAAGGGAACCACGACGGACCTCGACGCGTCCGGCGGGTTCAACACGGACATCACGCAGGAGAACCTCCAGGACATCCTCCAGGGGTTCTTCTTCGCGGATCTCCGCGTGAAGGCCGAGGTCGGCGGATCCAGCGAGATCACGAACGTCGACGGGACGACCGAGGAGTACGAGGCCGCGGCCGGCCTGGACGTCTTCGAGGTCGGCGACCTGGTCCACGCCAGCGGCTTCACGAACGCCGCGAACAACGGGCTCAAGCGCGTGACGACGGTCTCCGCGACGGACCTCGCGGTGGCCGAGGACCTGGTCGACGAGACGCCGCCGGCAGCCGCGAAGCTCGTGGCCGTGGGATTCCAGTTCGACGCGGGCGACGCGGACATCGACACCTCGGGCTCCCTGCCGGCGCTCACGACCACCACGAAGGACCTCACGGAGCTCGGGGCTACCCCCGGCGAGTGGGTGTTCCTCGGTGGGGACACGGCCGCGGTGCAGTTCGCGAACTCGGAGAACAACGGCTTCGCGCGCGTCCGGAGCGTCACCGCGGACACGATGACGTTCGACAAGACGGCGTCGACGATGGTCCCGGAAACCACGACGACCGAGACGATCCAGATCTTCGTCGGTCGGGTGCTCAAGAACGAGACCGGGACGCTGATCACGCGCCGGACGTACCAGCTCGAGCGGACGCTCGGTGCGCCGGACGACGCGGCTCCCGCGGACATCCAGGCGGAGTACCTGGTCGGCGCCGTGCCGAACGAGCTGACCATGAACATCGCCACGGCCGACAAGCTCCACGCCGACCTCTCCTTCGTGGGGATCGACGTCGAGCAGATCGACGCCGCGACGGCCCTGAAGACCGGCTCGAGGCCAGCCATCGCCGAGGCGGATCCGTTCAACACGTCGAGCGACTTCAGCCGGATCAAGATGGCGGAGGTGAGCGACACGGACGCCGCGCCGACGCCGCTCCTCGCGTTCCTCCAGGAGCTCACGATCACGCTCTCGAACAACGCGAGCCCGAACAAGGCGGTCGGGACCCTCGGGGCGTTCGAGGTGACCGCCGGCACGTTCCAGATCGGCGGATCGATGACGGCGTACTTCTCGGACATCGCCGCGGTGCAGGCCGTCCGGAACAACGCCGACGTGACGATCGACGCTCACCTGGTGAAGCAGAACGCGGGGATCTCCATCGACATCCCGCTGCTGTCCCTGGGCGACGGGCGACCGAGCGTGGAGCAGGACGAACCCATCACGCTGCCTCTGTCCATGGACGCGGCGACCGGGGCGAAGATCGATACGAACCTCGATCACACGCTCCTGATGGTGTTCTTCGACTACCTACCGGATCTCGCAGACGTCTGATTCATGGGGCCCGGTGCGGTCGTACGCGCCGGGCCACCTCTTCTCTACTCTCGAAGGAAGGATGTATCATGTCCCTCTCGAAACAGTTCAAGACCGATCGGTCCGCCGAGACCGACGGCGTCGTCCTCGACTACGGCGACGGCGTGTGGATCCGCATCGCTCGCGCCGGCGGCGCGAACAAGAAGTACCTCCGCGCCCTCGAGCGGCTCGGGCGGAAGTACCGGCGGCAGATCCAGCTCGAGACCCTACCCGAGGAGGTCGCGCGGAAGCTCTTCCGGGAGACGTACGCGGAGACCGTCGTCCTCGGGTGGGGCGGGATCACGCAGGAAGACATCGGCAGCGAGGGTGACGAGCCCGTGGAGTTCACGAAGGCGAACTGCGTCGCGCTCTTCGAGAACCTCCCGGACCTCTTCCTCGACGTCCAGTCCCAGGCCCAGAACATGGCCCTCTTCCGGGCCGAGCTCGACGAGGACGACGCAAAAAACTGACCGAGGTCCTGCTCTACTCGCTGGAGCAGGGCAAGGACGAGGGCTGGATCGCGGAGCAGTGCCGGCGGGAGCGGCGGAAGCTACCGAAGAAGATCGCGGAAGCACCGGAGCTCCGTCTCGGCCTCGAGCTCTTCTGGGAGGCATACCACGACCTAAGTACGTGCCGCCCCTCGAGTTTCGGGGGAGTCCCGCCGATCCCGTGGACCGCGATCCACGCCTACGTCCACGCGCACAACTTCGACCCGTACCAAGCCTCGCGGTTGGAGTACTTCGTCCGTAAAATGGATGGAGAGTTCGCGCGATGGCACGAGAGGAAGTGCGGTGCCGATAAGACCAAGACCCGGGGAATTCGAGCGAAGGATGTCCCTCCTGGCTGGACGGCTCGGACGGGACGTCGGTCGCGTCGTTCGTAAGGCAGCGCTGGCGGCGGACCAGGCGGCGGTGACCGGTACGCCCGTGGACACCGGCAGGGCCCGGGCGAACTGGTTCGCGTCCGTGGGATCGCCCAGCTCCGAGACCCGGGAACCGATCGAGCAGGGGGAACCGGGCAGCGACGCCCGCGGGGCGGTGAACGCCCAGGCGGCGCTGGACCAGTCCCAGCAGCCGATCTCCCGATTCGTGGTCGGCAAGGGGACCCTCGGCTCGATCTTCCTCACGAACAACACCGAGTACATCGGCGAGCTCGAGGCGGGCAAGAGCATGCAGGCGCCGGAGGGGATGGCGCAACAGGCGGTAGAGGCGGCGGCGCAAGTCGTGAGGCGAGCACGAGTTATAAAGAGGTGACGGGGTGGCGCGCGAACGACTGATCATCGAGGTCACGGAGAGCGGGACGCGCGTCGTCCAGCGCCGGCTCGGCGGGATCGGGCGGGCGGCCACGGGCGCTACGTCCCAGGTCAACCTCCTGCGGCGGGCCCTGACGTTCGTTGGTGGAGCCCTCGTCCTGCGGGAGAGCGTCCGGACGCTGGCGAACTTCTCGCAGGCCATGAGCACCGTCAAGGCCGTCTCCGGGGCGACGGCGGACGAGTTCGCGGAGCTCCGCGACGTGGCGCGCGACCTCGGAGCCACGACCCGCTTCTCCGCGACCCAGGCGGCGGAGGGGATGGTCCTCCTGGCGCGCGCCGGCTTTGAGGTGGCGGAGACCATGGAGGCGACCGGGGACGTCCTCCTGCTCGCCCAGGCCGGCGGGCTCGACCTCGCCTCGGCCGCAGACGTGGCGGCGAGCACCCTCCGGGGCTTCAGGCTCGAGACGGACCAAGCGTCGCGCGTGGCGGACGTCCTGGCCGCCGCCGCGAACAGCGCGAACACCAACGTAGCCGAGCTCGGGGAAGCCCTGAAGCTCGTGGCGCCGATCTCCGCGGGTTTGGGGGTCTCCCTCGAGGAGACGACCGCGGCGATCAACACGCTGTCCGACGCCGGTCTGAAGGGCACCCTCGCGGGGACGGGCCTCCGGCGCGTGCTGGCGGAACTGGAGAGCCCCAGCCAGCGGACCCAGAAGATCTTCCGGCAGCTCGGGATCGAGGCGGAGGACGTCCGGATCTCCCAGGTCGGGTTGACCCAGGCGCTCAAGACCCTCGCCGAGGCCGGCGTCGATACCGGCCTCGCCCTGGAGATCTTCCAGCAGCGCGGCGGTCCCGCCTTCGAGGTCCTGGCGAACGCCATCCCGAAGGTCGAGGGCATGACTGAGAGGCTCCGTGAGTCGGAGGGCACGGCACGCCGAGTTGCGGAGATCATGGACGACAACCTGAACGGCGCCCTCCTCCGGGTGCGGTCGGCGATCGAGGCGGTCCTCCTGTCCATAGGCGACGCCGATACGGCGATGGGGAAGGTCCTCGTGAAGGCGGTGAACTCCCTCGCGACCGGGATCCGGTTCCTCGCGCAGCACACGGGGGTCCTCGCTGGGGTCCTGGCTGGGATCGCGGTAACCCAGCTCCCGCTGGTGATCTCCGGCGTGCGGAAGCTCTTCGTCCTGATCGCGACGCACCCGTTCGGCGCGCTGGCGCTCGCCCTCGGGGTGGTGATCGGGTACCTCGTCGAGTTCCAGGACGAGATCCAGATCTCCCAGGACGGCGTCGCCACGCTGAGGGACCTCTTCGCCGAGGTCGGCGCGGTCCTGAAGGAGACCTTCGCCGGCGCCCTCCAGATCTTCCGAGAGGTCTTCGGTGGACTCAAGGCGGAAGCCCAGGGTGCGGTCGGCGACGTGAACCTCTCGCTCCGGAGCGTCGCGGACACGGTGGCGCTCGTCTACGACTCCTTCGTGGGTTTCTTCACGGGGGTATTCACGACGATTCGGACGGTCTTCTCGAAGCTCCCCGCGGCGATCGGGGATTACTTCGTCCAGGCGGTGAACCTGGCGATCTTCGCGATCGAGGACCTGGTGGATACCACGATCGAAGGGATCAATGAGGTGATCAAGCTGGGGACCGACGCGATCAACGCGGTCCGGATAGCCCTCGGCAAGGAGGCGATCTCGATCGACGCCTACACGATCGATCCAGTGGATCTCGGACGCGTGAAGAACTCGTGGGCGAACGCCGGCACGGAGCTCGGCGATTCGATCCGGGAGGGCTGGAAGATCTCCTTCGAGAAGGCTACCGGCGGGCGGGATTTCGTCGAGCGCGTGTTCCGCGGTGCCGAGGCCCGGGCGGAATCCCGCAGACTCGGTGAGGAGATGGCCGCGGAGGTCGTCGCTGGCATGGGAATTGCAATGGGGTACCTCCCGGGGCTCGGGGAGTTCCAACGGGAGACGGCTCCGGCAGCGACGGCACCGGGCGCTCCGGGCAGGGACCGAGAAGTGGAGTCCGCAGAGCGGCTCTCCCGGGCGATCGACCAGGTCAACGCCGCGCTCGAGGAGGAACGGCGGATCCTCTCGGTCACCGGGCAGGACCGGCGGATCGTGACGGACCTGATCGCGATCGAGAACCAGCTCCGGAAGGACGGGATCGACCTCAAGGCGGAGGACACGCAGCTCCAGCTCGCGTCCGTCGAGGCGCAGCTCGCGGACCTGGACGTCCTCCGGGCGAAGGCGGACCTGCTCGAGCAGATCAAGGGGCCCGAGGAGGAGCGGCGGTTACAGCTCGAGGCGCTGAACCAGCTCCTCGCCGATGGCACGATCAACCAGGACCAGTACAACCAGATGGTCGCGCAGCTCGGCCTGAATTCCGAGCAGACGGCTACGCAGCTCCAGCAGTTCGTGGACAAGCTGAAGGGCGCGAAGCAGCAGTCGGAGCAGCTCGGCGCGGCGATCGGCGACGCGCTCGTCAAGGCGATCGACAGCGCGTCGGACGCGCTCGCCGACTTCGCCCTGTCGGGCTTCCAGAACACGAAGGACCTCAAGAAGGCGTTCTCCGACCTGTTCGCGTCGCTCGCGAAGGACATCCTGAAGGCGATCATCAAGATGCTCCTCTTCAGGGCGATCTTCGGGGCGATCGGCGGGGCGGCGGGCGGTGGTGGAGGTGCTGCCGCAGGTGGCGGGGTTCCCGGTTTGCAGGCCGGCGGTCCCGTCCACCGCGGCGCCCCCGTGATCGTCGGCGAGCAGGGGCGGGAACTCTTCGTTCCACCGTCGCAAGGAAATATCGTCCCGGCGAGCCAGGCCGCGGCGCCCCCGGAGGTGAACGTCTCCGTCGTCAACGTGACGGATCCGGAGGAGGTCACCGCGGCGATGGGCTCCGCCGAGGGCGAGCAGGTGATCCTCAACGTGATTCAGAAGAATCGGCACGCGATCGGGAGGTCGTTGGTCTGATGGCTTACCAAACAGGAACCGTAACGGACTACGTCGACCTCCTGAACGAGCTGGTCGATTTCCTCACGTCGCAGGGCGTCGCCACCGTCGCGGTCAACGCCGGCGGGGGCAGCTACGTCGTAGGGGACGTCCTGACGGCGTCGGGTGGGACGTCGACGCACGCCGCGACGTTCGAGGTGACGAGCGTCGGTGGTGGGGGCGACGTGACCGGGATCATCGTCCTGGAGCACGGGGCGTACACGTCGACGCCCGGGAACCCGGTCTCGACGACCGGTGGAACCGGCACGGGCTGCACGCTCGACCTCACCTGGCAGGACACGGGCTGGTCGATCCTGCGCGAGACGCAGGAGGCCGTCTCCGCCACGCCGGCGGCCGGCGGGACCGGCTACCAGGTCGGGGACCAGCTCTCGCTCGTGGGTGGCGTGGAGGTCGCCGAGACGGCCGTCTTCAACGTGGACTCCGTGGGTGGCGGCGGGGACGTGACCGGCGTGAGCCTCGTCACGGACGGGTCGTACGGCGAAACGCCGGCGAACGCCGTCTCGACGACGGGCGGCAACGGCTCCAACTGCACGCTGAACGTCACCTGGCAGGACCTCGACGACGAGGACAAGCAGGTCATCCTCGAGGGTGAGGGGTCCGGCGCCGACCAGATCTTCGTCGGGATCAGGTCCTTCAGCTCCGCCCCCATCTACAACTGGGAGCTCGCCGGCATGACCGGATTCGATTCCGGTCTGATCTTCGGCAACCAGCCCGGGATCTCACCTGGACGGTGGGACGCTGGACCGGTCGCGGACCAGTGCGGCGCCTACGTACCATTGAACAACTCGACGATGACGTACTGGTTCTTCGCGGACGGTCGTCGGTTCATCGTGATCGCGAAGATCGGCGCGGTCTACGCGAACCTTCACGTTGGTTTCATCGACCCGTTCTCGATCTCCGCGGACTACCCGTACCCGCTGCTGATCCTGGGCTGCTCCAGCGATCCCATGAAACCGTACAACGACACGAGCATCGGGTACTCCGGCATGACGGAACCGATCAGCGCTGACGGTTACGAGGTCGGGGGGCCCGGTTGGCTCCGGGAGCCCGGTGGTACGTGGACCATGGTGCGGTGCAGCAAGCAGACCACCCCGACTGGACGGCTGGATCCCGATCCGGAGGACGTCGTGATTTACCCCACGGGGCAGATAGATCGCGCGAACCTCGACGAGGAGGACCTGTTCTACTACACGGAATGGACGCCGGACGATCTGGTGCCGTACGCGGGCATTCCAGGATCGCCGGACGTGGAGTACTGGCAAACTCCGGAGACGCCCGATTTCATCACGCCGATATATCCCGCCACGCTCTACAAGAGCGGGACGCAGATGCAGGTCTTCGGCGAGATGGCTGACGTGTTCTGGATGAGCACGTTCACGGAGACGACGAACATCGTCACCGAGGATACGGTCACGATAAACGGCGACGTTTACCTCGTCTTCCAGAACTGCAACCGCAACGACGCGTGGGCGCACTTCTGCATCAAGAGGAGCTAACATGGCGTATAGCAGTGGGGTAGCGGTGGACCAGGACGCCCTGATGACGGCCCTGGAGGCTTTCGCACTGGCGGAGGGGTGGACAATCGACGACGGTGCGGCCGGCAATAACCTGTCCATCAGCAAGGGCACGATCTACGTACAGTTCCGGTGGGACGACACGAACCACATCGCGATCTTCCAGTCCACCGGTTACCTCGGTAGCGGGCCGGGGTACGAACCGGGGGACAGTGGGAACGGTGACCGTGATGGCCCGATCACGAGCGGTCGACGCCTCTCCGACATCGGTGCAGGTCCTTTCACGCGGTACCACTTCTTCTCGCCGACCAGCGGGGAGGACTACATCCACGTCGTGCTGGAGTTCTCGCCCGGGATATATCGTCACATGACCTTCGGCGAGCTCGTCAAGGTCGGAACGTGGACCGGTGGGGAGTACTGCTTCGGGCAGATCTGGGACCTGGATCCAGTCACCATCAGCGACGACCCGACGGTGAACTCGCACGTCATGCCGTTCGAGGGACGGTTCTCCCTGAATAGCGGGGACCCGGGAACGATCCACGTCGAAGATCTCCCGGGACAGGACCCGTCCGGCGTGTGGGGCGTCGTATGGTCGGGCACGTCGGCCGGCAACGACCGCGGCGGGAACCCCCGCGAGAACATAGTCAGCGGTGTGCGAGCCGGGTTCCTCGGGTACTCGTTCTCACCCATGCCAGCTAACCCGGCGAATGGCTTCGTCCCATTGATCCCGATCCAGGTATACCACCGACAAGACGCGTACTCCCCGGAGCGGTGGCGCCTGCTGGGCTACGCGCCGGACATGCGCGTCATCAACTTGAAGCACCTCGCGGTGGGTGACGAGTTCACCGTCGGTACTGATACGTGGATGGTCTTCCCGTGGTGCCGGAAGCGGCACGCGAAGGACGACACGCAGGAGAGCTGGAACGCGGGCTTCGCGTACAAGAAGAATACATAAGATGACTGATCACGCGGGATACAGCGACGGACGGCTATGTCTGTCCGACCAGGTGGGATACGGCGCGGACCGCCTCTTCCCCAATGGACTATCCACGTCCCTCGGGATCCCCCCGCAGTGGCAGGCGCCGGCCCTGAAGGATGGCGCGTCCCTGACCGTCCTCCAGCTCCCCGACCTCGCGGGCGTCCACGCCGAGGGCGTGATCGTCCCGACTCCCACGGAGTTCTACGGCGTGGTCGCCATGGGGCTCGGGGACGACTTCTTCGAGCGCCTGATCCTCGTCCCGCACCGGATCGACGCTGGCCTGGTCCTCTCACTGAAGGAGTACGACGTCGAGATCTACAACTCCTTCAGGGACGCGGATCGAACCTTCCAGACGTACGTGAACAACGTCGACGCCGGGATCCTGATCCCGGACCTGCCGACGCTGCCGACCACGGTGTACCGGCAAACCGGTGTGCAGATGACCGTACAGGTCACGACGGACGGCCCGGCGGCGGTGGACGGCACGCTCGATTTCGCGTTCGACACGCGGACGGTCTACCTCCCGCTGACTGGGCAGCGATCGGTGATCTTCCCGTTCGAACCCGAGGCGCCGATGATCGAGCGCCTGGAGTTCCTGACGGACGTCCTCAAGCACCGGGACGACACGGAGCAGCGAGTCGCGCTGCGGCACGTGCCGAGGTCGATCTTCCAGCTCCGCGTCGGGGAGTACGGACGTCCCCGGCAGTTCCTCACGGCGCTGGAGTTCTCGTCGCAGGGACGCGTCTTCGGGCTTCCCATGTGGCACGAACCGGCGATCCTGACGCAGCCGGCGGCGATCAGTGACTACACGGTGCAGGTCGACTCGACGAACTACGCGAGCTTCGAGGAGGACGCGCTGGCGCTGGTCTTCGTCACGCCGACGTACTACGAGCTCCTCCAGGTGGATTCATTCACGGCGGACACGATCACCTTCGTCACGCCGTTCACGAAGGTCTTCGGACTGGGGACGAGGATCCTCCCGGTCCGGCAGGCCACGATGAATCAGATCATCCGGGGCGAGAAGGAACCGATCGCTCACCAGTGGGCAGACATCCGGTTCACCGTGCTCGACGCCGACGAGGACATCGCGGACGTGTCCGCGTTCAGCTCGTACAACGGCAAGGTCCTCCTCGACGAGCCGAACATGATCGACGGCTCCCTCCGGGAGACCATGGAGCGACGCCTGACGATCGTCGATAATAACGTCGGTAACTTCCAGGTAACCTTCGAGGCGGACGTCAGCCGGCGGACGCACGTCAAGCAGTTCAGATCCGACAACCGGCAGCGGCTCTGGGAGGTGCGTCAGCTCCTCTACGCGCTGCGGGGGCGTGCTGTATCCTTCTATCTCCCAACATTTTACGACGAGTTCACGGTGACGCAGCCCATCGTCTCCTCGTCGACGCTGCTCACGTTCGAGAACTACGGCTACACGAAGTACGTCCAGGGCCGGCCGCCGGCGGACGTGATCCGCGTCCTGCTGACCGATGGGACGACGATCGTTCGACGGGTGGTCAACGTGACGGAGATCGATGAGGACGAGGAGCAGGTGGAGGTCGACGCCGCCTGGGGCGTCGACGCGCTGGCCGAGGAGGTCGAGCGAACCGACGTCGTCGAGAAGGTACGCATGGACGACGACAACGTGGAGATCAGACACCACAACGCGATAGGCGGCGCGATCGTGCGCATGCCGGTGAGGGCGGTTCTGGAGTGAGCTACGACGCATACGAGAGCAGCGTGGAGGGCGGCGCACCGATCGAGATATACACGATCGCGTTCGGCGCTACCGCCTACCGCTACACGAGCTACAAGATCGACGTGAACATCCTCTCGGAGGACTTCGAGGCGATCCCGATCTCGCGCGGTACGATCTCCCAATCCGTGGAGCAGAGGTCGGAGGGTCGGCTCGAGGTCGTCGTCCCCGGGGACAACCCGTTCGTCCAGCAATTCATCACGGCCGTCCCCGGGATCCGGGCGACATTAACCCTCCAGCGCTACCACCGGGACGACCCCGCCGAGGAGGTCGTCCTGATCTACAAGGGTACCGTCCAGACGGTCCGCTTCGAGAAGAACGGCCGGCGAGCGGTCCTGATCGTGGTCGGGCTCACCGCGGCGAAGGGACGCTCCGTCCCTCGCTTCACTTACCAGGGACTCTGCAACCACATGCTCTACGACGGGCGCTGCAAGGTGAACTCCTCCCTGTACCAACACACGCTCTACGTCGTCTCGGTGAACGGGCGCGTCCTCACGGTATCGGGCGCCGGCGCGATCGGTGCTGACTACTTCGAGAACGGCTTCGTGGAGTACAACGGCGACTACCGCATGGTCACCGCGCAGGGAGGCGTCGGGAACAACGACCTCACGCTCCTGATCCCGTTCTCCACGTCCCCGGTCGGGCAGTGGCTCGAGTTCTACGCGGGCTGCAAGCACACGCCGACGGTCTGCGATACGAAGTTCGCTAACATCGTCAACTACGGGGGATTCCCGAGCGTTCCCACGAAGAACCCGTTCGAGTCGGGGCTGGAGTAATCATGGCGTTCTTCACGATGCTGATCGTCGGGTTGATCCTGAGCGCCGCGAGCCTCGCGCTCTCCGAGATCCTCAAGCCGAAGCCCAACCTCGAGAACGCCCGACCGGCGGGACTGGGGGACTTCCGGTTCCCGACCGCCGTGGAGGGTCGCCCAGTCCCGATCATCTGGGGGACGGTCAAGCTCGCCGGTCCCAACGTCGTGTGGTACGGCGACCTGAAGCAGTACCCGATCCGGGAGAAGGTGAAGACGGGACTCTTCAGCTCGAAGCGGATCACGGTCGGGTACCACTACTACGTCGGGATCCAGTTCGCGCTCTGCCGCGGCGAGATCGACGAGTTCACCAAGATATACGTCGGCGACAAGCCGCACGCGATCACCTCGGACCGACAGTACATCTACAACCCGACGTGGTTCGGCGACAACGGTGGGATGGTTGGCTGGCTCCAGTTCTACCCAGGCACCGAGACGCAGACGGTCGATACCTACCTGACCGGGAAGCAGAGCCCCCTCCCCGCGTACCGCGGAACATCCTACGCGGTATGGGAAGGCGGCTGGATCGGGGACTCCCCCAACATCCAGGCGTGGTCGTTCGAGCTCGGGCGCTTCCCGAAGATCTCCGGCAGCGCGTACAAGGTCAACGGAGACAAGGACGCGAACCCGGCGTGCGTCCTCTACGAGATCCTCACGGACGATGACTGGGGATTCGGGTTCTCCGCCGCCGACCTCGACGTGACGTCGTTCACGGCCGCGGCGTCCACGCTCGTCACGGAGGGGAACGGCTTCTCATTCATCCTCGACGGTACGCGCGAGGCGACCGACCTGATGGAGGAAGTCCAGCGGCAGATCGATGGCGTGGTCTACCTCGACCAGACGACCGGGAAATTCACGCTGAAGCTCGCCCGGGACGATTACGACATCGACCTGGTGCCCGAGGTGGACTCCACGAACCAGATCGAGGTCCGCGAGTTCTCCCACGGGACGTGGGAGGAGACGACCAACCAGGTGCGCGTCGGGTTCGTGGACCGTGCCCGGAACTACTTCGAGACGTTCGCCATGGCGACGGACCTGGCGAACCAGCGAATCCAGGGCGGGCAGCTCGTCAGCGTCCAGCAGCAGTACCCAGGCGTGAAGGACAAGACGCTCGCCGCGTCGATCGCTGCCCGGGAACTCCGGGCGTTGAGTGTCCCGTTGGCGAAGGCGGAGGTCGTCACGGACCGGAGCATGTGGCAGCTCAAGCCCGGGGACGTCGTCGCGTGGACCGACGAGAACCTCGGCATCGACAAGGTCGCCATGCGGGTGAACCGCGTGAACTTCGGGGAGCTCACCAGCGGTCGGATCATCGTCTCGCTGACCCAGGACATCTTCGAGTACACCAGCCCCTTCGACGGGGAACCTCCCGACCCGGAGTGGGAACCTCCCGAGGAGGACGTGTCCGCGATCCCGGACACCGAGTCGAAGGTCTTCGAGGCGCCGTACGCATTGATCAGGCGGGACGAGGCGTACCCGGACGTCCTCGACCGGATATGGGCCGGCGGGCGCCACCAGGGGACCGGCGAGTACTACATCAAGATCTACCAGCGGAACGCCCCGGGCGTGCCCAGCGGGAGCTACGTGAATTCCGGGGAGGTCTACGGGTTCCTCCTGATCGGGGAGCTCCGGACGGCGCTGGACGGTTCGGGGACGCAGACCACCATCGAGGTCGACCCGAGCCCGGACGCGATCGAGGACCTGGAGGACGCGTTCTCCACGAACGTCTCCGACGGTGACCTCGGGCAGTACCTCGTCAACCTGATCATGATCGGTGACGAGTTCTTCCTCGTCAAGGACGTGACCAACCAGACGACGTACCTCGACTTCGACGACGCGTACCGCGCCGTGCTGGACACGGTGCCCGAGGCGCACTCGGCCGGCGCGGACGTCTGGCTCCTGTTCGTGGCGGGCGGGCTCACGGACGACACGATCCCCCAGACGAACAACGTGGACGTCCAGCTCCGGTCGGTAAACAGGACGGACGAGGTGACGGAGGCCGAGGCGGACACGATCCAGATCACCATGGCCAACCGCGCGCGGCGCCCCTACCCGCCGGCGCACATGGGATTGAACGGCGCCCCCTGGGACGACGACGTGGACGTCGACGACCCGTGGGGGTCCGGGATCGACAACGTGGGGATCGTACTCACGATCCGCAGGCGCGACTACCGCAACCTCGACGAGGTGGAGAGCCTCGGTGCGGATGCCGCGTCGTTCGTCGCGGACTTCCTCTCCGCGACGAACCACGAGAACCAGGCGACGCTTACCGACGACCCGGACGGGACGCCCACGCTGATCGAGACGAAGACGTGGTCGACCACGAACGCGTGGGGGTTCAGCCGGACGAAGATCCTCCGGGTTCTGAACGGCGTCCTGCCGACGCGCATGCGGATGGAGGTCGAGGCTCGGCACGACTACGCGGAGGTCTCGTACGAGGCGCGCGACGTGCTGACCTGGGACTTCGACGTGTCCTTCTCCGACCTCGTCGACGACTTCAACCTTGGCGTCCTGGCGTACAACGTGACGAGCAACTCCTGGACCGCCCCCGTCGCAGGGACATACAACGTGACGCTCGGGGTGGCACTGTCTGGCAACGTGGAGTACCGTCTAAACGGTGGGATGTGGACCGTCGCCGTTACCGCGGGGAACACGGTGGGGGCCTTGACAGGCGTCGCGGTGAATGATACTATCGAGATTCGTCACCTGGACAACAGTGGGTCCGGGACGACGGAAACGATGTGTCTGGTCAACGCGCCGACGGTGACGACGGACGCCTATGCGGTTCTGGTGATCTGATGCCGAACTTCTCGCGAGCCGAGCTTCAAGCGATCGTGGCGGAGGCCGCGGAGACGGCGTCCGAGCGTACCGTCGAGAAAACACTCCGCGGTCTCGGCGTCGACGTCGATAACCCGTTGGAGATGCAGCAGGACTTCCAGAGCCTACGGGAGTTCCGCAAGCTGATGGGTCTCGCCCGTCGCAAGGTGTTTCTCACGCTCCTCGGCCTCGTGGTCGTCGGGCTGGTCGCCGCGGCCGGCGCGTACGTCAAGTTCTACGTCCTCGGCCGGTAAGAGAAGGGATTCTTGATGGCTAAGCGCACACGTGGGAAGAATATACCTACCGACAAGGTCGACGAGATCGTCCGTCTCCGGAAGCGCGGTCTCAGCACGCGCGAGATCGGGAAGGAGGTTGGAACGGACGCCGGTACGGTATCTCGCGTCGTGGAGAAGTACATGCCTAACGGCGGCGCGAAGGGAGGTCCCCCACCTGACGATATGGAGGTTGGGAAGATCTACGATCGCCTCGACGTGGACGGTTCCGTCGAGATCCTCACTGCCGACCACGTGATGAGCGAGGAGGAGATGATCCGCCTCTGCAAGCTCGATCCCAAGAAGTGGATCCCCCAGTTCTACCGCGGCAACGTCTGGCAGAACTTCTACCGGAACAAGGAGAGGACCGGGCACCGCAAGGTCGCCCTCTGCCAGAGCCGGATCGTGTGCAAGCGCGTGATCACGGAGCAGCTCGAGGAAGCGATCCACGCGTTCATAAAGGAATTCGGACCGAAGCCCCTCCCGAAACCGAAAATCGGGCGCCGTAAGCGAAAAACGAAGAAGGGGCAGATGGTCTCCTGGGGCATGTGGGACGCCCACGTCGGGTCGTACGCCTGGAACAGGGAATGCCCGGACAGCTGGGACGTCGACACGGCGTGCAACCGCGTGTGCCATTCCGTTGACGAGATGGTGGAGGAGCTCCAGGACTACCCGGTGCAGAAGATCCTCATGCCGATCGGAAATGACTTCATGCACTTCGACAGCGTCAGGCTCACCACGGCCTTCGGTGACCATTTCCTGGACACCGACACGCGCTACGCCCGGGTGTACCAGGCGGCGCTGATCTGCCTGTCGTACCAGGTGGAGAGGGCGCTGGAGATCTGCGACGACGTCGAGCTCCTGTACGTCCCGGGGAACCACGACACGACGTCGAGCTTCACCTTGACGGTGGCGCTCGCCCAGCGGTACCGGAACGACCCTCGGATCTCGGCGGACCTCGCCATGAACCCGAGGAAGTACCGGCTCTGGGGCGGCGTGCTCCTCGGGTTCGACCACGGGCGGGACGCGACGCCCGACAGGCTCGCCCAGGCCCTCGCGGAGGAGGCGATCGAGTACTGGTCGAGGTCGACCTACCGTGAGATCCAGGTGGGCGACAAGCATCGGAAGTGGGAGAAGAGATACGAGGCGACGATCCCGACGAACGGCGTCACGATCTACCGCCACCCGGCGCTCTGCAATACCGACGCGTGGCACCACCGCCACGCGTTCGTCGGCGAGCCGATGAAGAGCGTGGAGGCCCGTCGCTACGACCACGTCGGGCTACGGGGGACGCACGTCACATGGGCCCGGGACGACGACCACGCGCGCGTGAAGGGTGCGCTGAAGCGTATCACGTAGTAAGTTCCTGAACTGAAGGGAGATGGAATGGCAGGTCAAGCACCGATTCTCAAGCTCCGCTCCGGCGCGCTCCAGGTCGCCGCGTGGAAGAACACCGGCGAGAAGGGCGACTGGTTCTCGGTCAAGCTCGAGAAGAGCTACAAGGACGCCCAGGGCAACTGGCAGCGGACCCAGAGCCTCACGAACCGGGACCTCCTCGCCGCGGCACGACTCCTCGAGACCGCCTGGGACTACCTGAGCGCCCACATCACGATCGAGGGGAAGGACCAGCACCCCGTGGGCTTCACGCCCCGGACGGGCGGACAAGTTCGCGCACCGCAACCGCAGGGTGACGACTGCCCGTTCTGAGTGGTATGATGGGAGGTACATTCCATCCTCCCTTCACCGGGTCCGGGGCGGAGGTGCGCTCCGGACCCACCTTTGATTACCGGAGAAAATCATGGTAGTAGGATGCAGGGAGCTCTCCGAAGCCTTCGACGACTACCCCGGGTGCTGCGACTCGTGTCACGAGGACGAGGCCGAGTTCGGGTACGACATGTGCGAAGCCACGATCGGGACCGTCCTCGTGCGGGCGTGCTGCCGCGTCGTGAACTGGATCCACGGCACGGAGAGGGCCTGGGAGCAGGAGATCCTTGATTATGTCAACGCCAACCGAGAAGATCTGTAGGTCCACCGATTACTTCACGCCGCCGCGTATCCTGGATCCGGTGAGGGAGTACTTCGGGGGTCGCATCGATCTCGACCCCGCCACGACGTGGGAGAATCCGACCGGCGCGAGGCGCATCCATACGCCCGCCAATTCCGGGCTCGACGCCCAGTGGATCCCCTACCGCGTCTTCGTCAATCCCCCGTACGGCAGGGTCCTCCGGCGATGGGTGGGGAAGATCTACGAGGAGTCCCGGAAGGGCTGCGAGATCGTCGCCCTCCTGCCCGGGCAGCGGTTCGAACAGAAGTATTGGCAGGTCGAGGTCTTCAACCCTACCTTGATCGGGTTCTGTATGGTACGGAAGCGCGTCTCGTTCCTGCGACCCGACGGGACGGTAGCCAAGGGGAACCCGTACGGTAGCTTCGTCTATCTGTATAATGGGGATTTCACGCGGTTCGAGAAGGCGTTCTCCGAGGTCGGACTCTGCATCCGGATCGACTACGACGATGAGATTTAAGACCGAACCCTTCGCACACCAGCGCGAGGAGTGGGATCTCAGCCGGGACTTCGAGACGCGCGCGTTGTTCTGGGAGATGGGCACCGGGAAGTCCAAGACCACGATCGACACCGCCGCGCACCTCTACGAGACCGGCAAGATCGACGCCTTCCTCGTCGTGGCTCCCAACGGCGTCCACACGAACTGGGTGAACGACGAGCTACCGGCGCACATGCCCAACGAGGTCCCGTTGCGGGCCTTCGCGTACTCCTCGAAGCGAGCGAAGACGAAGAAGCACCAGCGCGCGATAGACGCCGTGCTCCACCACGACGGGCTCGCCTTCCTCGGCATGTCCTATAGCGGGATTATGACGAAGGCGGGTCGGGCGTTCGCCAGGAAGTTCCTCGAGCGGCGGAAGGTCTTCTACGTTCTCGACGAGAGCCAGCGAATCAAGACGCCCGGCGCCAAGCGGACGAAGGCGCTGATCGCCTCGGGCAAGCTGGCGACCCACAAGCGGATCCTCACAGGGACGCCGATCACCAAGAACCCATTCGACGTCTACACGCAGCTCCGGTTCCTGGACGCCGATTTCTGGAAGGCGCACGGCTTCGCGTCGTTCCAGGCGTTCAAGACTCATTTCGGGATCTGGCAGGAGCGGATCAACGGCGCCACGGGGCAGCGGTTCCCGGACCTCGTCGCCTTCCGGGACCTGCCGCGGCTCAAGGAGATCGTGGGAACCATCGCGTCGAGGATCACGAAGGACGAGGTCCTCGACCTGCCGCCGAAGCTCTACTCGAAGCGGTACTTCGACCTGAGCTCGGAGCAGGCGCGCCTCTACCGGGAACTCCGCGACGAGTACATCACGTTCCTCGGTTCCGGTGAGATGGTGACCGCTCCCATGGCGATCACCCGCCTCCTACGGCTCCAGCAGGTGCTATGCGGCTACCTGCCCGGGGACGACTCCGATCGCCTGACGCTCCTCGACGAGAATCCTCGCCTCGATCTGCTCCGCGAGATCGTGAACGACCTGGACAAGGCGGCCATCATCTGGGCCCGGTTCCGGCAGGACGTGGACCAGATATGCGGACTGCTCGGGGATCGGTGCGTCCGGTACGACGGCAAGGTCGGCGAGGACGACCGGGAACTCGCGAAGCGGCGCTTCCAGGGAGGCGACGTCCAGTTCTTCGTCGGTAATCCCGCGGCGGCGGCTACCGGACTCACGCTGCACGCGGCGAGCACCGCGATCTACTACTCGAACTCGTTCGACCTGGAGCACCGCCTCCAGTCGGAGGACCGGAACCACCGGATCGGGCAGGACGGCGAGATCATCACGGTGGACGAGGACGGGAACCCCGTTGTGGGCGTGAGCTACATCGACGTCCTCGCCCACGGGACCGTCGGGCCCTACATCGTGCGGGCCCTCCGGAACAAGAGGAACGTCGCCGCGGAGATCACGGGGGACGAGCTTGCATCCTGGCTCTGACGTGGTACAATGGTGGCGTGGAATGACGGTTGAGGTCGCAACTCCGGAGGCTGGAATGGATTACGGTGAAGATAGCAGGACCCCCACCAACGAGGAAACCGGCAACCTTTTCGCCCTCGTCAAGGAGCTCGTCACGATGGACGTGGAGATCGCGGACCTCGAGGAGCAGCTCAAGGAAGCGAAGCGCGTCCGCAAGGAGCTCGCCGAGGAGCGGATCCCAGCGGTGATGGAGGACGTCGGGATGGAGGTCGGTGAGGGGATCTCGCTGAAGGACGGGCGCTGGCTCCTGTTGGAGGAGGCCGTTCACACGAGCATCACGAAGGCGAACCAGGCGGCGGCGTTCAAGTGGCTCGACGAGAACGGGCACGGCGGCATGATCAAGCGCGCCGTCGTGGTCTCCTTCAACCGGGACCAGGAGGAGGAGGCCCGGGAGCTTCAGAATTCGATCCGGAACTCGTACCCCGGCGTGAAGGAGGAGGGACGGATCGAATCGTCGACCCTCAAGGCGTGGGGCCGGCAGATGCACGACGAAGAGGTCGAGCTTCCGCCGAGCATATCGGTCCATGCCCAGAAGGTCGCGAAGATCAAGAAGAACCGATAACGAGAACGAGCGTACCGAGTATTCAACTTCAACGAGAAAGGAACCAATCATGGCGAAGAAGAAGAACCAGGAAGTCGCAACCACGGAGCCGAAGGACGTCGTGAAGTTCGACTACGGCGAGGATGCCGGGCTGGGGTACGAGGGACAGACGGCTCAGGACCTCACGATCCCGTTCCTCGTCCTGCTCCAGTCGCAGTCGAAGCAGGTCGTCGGCGATCCCGGGGAGAAGGTCGAGGGCGCCGAGGCCGGCAAGTTCCTCAAGGCGGACACGGACGACGTCATCGACGGCCGGATCGACGTCGTGATCTCGCTCTTCGAGCACTGCTTCGTGGAGTGGATCCCCAGGAACCAGGGAGGCGGACTCGTCGGGCGACACGGGCTCCACGACCCGATCATCACGGAGGCGAAGGCCAACGCGGAGCGGTTCGGGGAGTACAAGCACCCGAAGACCGGGAACGACCTCGTCGAGACGTACTACGCGTTCGGCGTGCTCGCCGCGACGGCCGAGCCGATCGTCCTTGCCTTCACGTCCATGAAGATCAAGCCGTTCCGCACGTGGAACACGGCGATCAACAAGGTGACGTACAAGGATCAGCAGGGGAACAAGAGGAAGCCCCCTCGGTTCGCCTTCCTGTCCACCCTGTCCGCGGTGCCCGACAAGGCGCAGGGCTACAATTTCTTCAACGTGAAGCTGGAGCCCACGAAGAACGCGATCGACAGTATGCTCGATCCAAGCGATCCGCGCTACCAGGCTGCGAAGGCGGTCTACGACGCGTACACCGCCGGCAACGTCAAGATCGACGAGGAGCAGCAGGCTTCCCGATCCTCCGCGGGTGACGACGACGGCGACGGAGTATTCTGACACCCAATTCCCAAGCGAGGCGGCCTGACCCACCGCCTATACGCCCGGGGGGTGCGCACCCCCCGGGCCCCTTCCTTGAAAGGATAGTGATGCGCTCATTCTTCCGGTACCCTGGAGGTAAAGCGAAGCTGTACGCGCCGATTGCCGCCGCACTTCGGCGCGTGGCTCCTGTCGCCACACGATACGTTGAGCCGTTCTTCGGTGGTGGGAGCATCGGTATTCGCTTCCTGACAGAAGCGCCGGGAATTGTGTCGGCGGAGCTCAACGATCGGAACGACGCGCTTATCGCACTCTGGCGAAGCGTTCAGAAGTTCCCGAACGCCCTGAACCGATGCATAACAGATTTCGTACCGACCCCGGACGCTTTCTATGAAATACGGGAAATTCTTCTCGATGTTGAGCGGCGTCAGTCCATTCCGTTGGTTCGTCGAGGTTTCTTCGAGCTGGTAATCCACCAAATATCATATTCCGGCCTCGGTGTGAAGTCCGGTAGCCCGCTTGGGGGGCGGGCGCAGGCGTCCAAGTACAAGATCGATTGCCGGTGGTCCCCGGACTACCTATGCCGACGGATACACGAGCTCCATCAGCTATTCAACTCGCTGCGCGTGGTGTTCACGTCTCAACATTTTAGCGCGTGCCTCCCGACCAGTCCGGATTCGGTTACGTACTTGGATCCCCCCTACTACCATCGCGGTAATGATCTGTATCAATTCGGTTTCACCCAAATGGACCACGAGGAACTCGCCGCCCTCCTTCGACGTGGACCTAACTGGGTCCTATCGTACGATGACTGTGAAGAGATCCGTGATCTCTATTCATGGGCGAAAATCGAGGAACTCGAGACGAACTACTCCATCACGACGGCACGTCGCCGTAGAGAAATCTTAATCACATGGCGATAAGAGTCACAATATGTCCGGAAGACTACGCACGATGCGCAGAGTACGCGGAGACGTGCATGTGCGCTAAGAAACGTGGAACTACGTTCAACGAGGGATGCATCAACAACTCACAAGATCCGTACCGGGCGCAGCGGATTGGGAAGCTCGGGGAAACTGCTTTCGGGCGTCACTTCGGTTACCCCGTTGATTATAAGTATAGGCGATTCGGCGATCGGCAGGATTTTATCGTTGGAAAGAAACGCGTCGACGTGAAGACATCATCGTATTCTCGCGCGTCTGTCGTTTTCCTGCGCGTCCGTCACTCGAGCGGATCCCCCATCCTGATTCGGCACGACGTGTATGTCCTCGCACGGCTCGTACACGAGGACCGAGAAGCTCAACAAGCGGTGGTGGATCTTTGCGGTTATTGTACCCGGGAGGACGTCGAGCGCCTCCCAGAGGTTCCAGCACGGCGTGGACATCACGTCAATATCGAGATACCCTTCAAGGGGCTCCGAAAATTCAGGGAAGAACGATGAACTGGTCCCCCCAGCAACGACGAGCCCTCGACGCCGCCGGCGCGTGGCTCCGGAACGGCGACAGGCAGGTCTTCCGCCTGTTCGGGTACGCCGGCACCGGGAAGACCACGCTCGCGAAGCGCCTCGCGGAGGGGGTGGGCAAGGTCCTCTTCGCGGCGTACACCGGCAAAGCGGCGCTCGTCATGCGCCGGGCGGGCTGTCCCTGCGCGTCGACCCTCCACTCCCTGATCTACCGACCGAAGGAGAAGAGCCGGGCGCGGCTGATTGAGTTGGTAGCGATCCAGCGGGAGCTCGAGGCGAGCGACAGCCCGGACGACGCGGAGCCCTTGCGCCGGATCACCGGGGAGATCGAGGCCGAGCGGAAGCGCGTACGGGAGCCCGGCTGGGATCTGAACCCGGACAGCGCGCTCCGGGACGCCGACCTCCTCGTGATCGACGAATGCTCGATGGTCGGTGAGCGGATGGCCCGAGACCTGCTGAGCTTCGGGACGCCGATCCTCGTGCTCGGGGACCCCGCCCAGCTCCCACCGGTGAGGGGGACGGGATTCTTCACGGACGCCAAGCCCGACGCGATGCTGACCGAGATTCACCGTCAAGCCGCGGACAACCCGATCATCGAGCTCGCGACGTGTGCCCGCGAGGGGCACGAACTGCGTCCAGGATCTCACGGTGATAGCCTCGTGATCCCGCGGGCGGAGTTCGACAAGAGTACGATCGAGCGGGACACCCAGATCCTCGTCGGTCGGAACAGGACCCGACGGAAGGGTAACGAATTCCGGCGAAAATCGCTTGGTTTCGGGCACGAGCTGCCCGAGGCGGGGGATCGACTCGTCTGCCTGCGAAACAACCACGACCTCGGGCTCCTCAACGGCGCGATCTGGTACGTGGAGGATGCGATCGACGAGAACTGCGACACGGTGGACCTTCGCGTCTCGAACGAGGACGACGGCGACGAGCTCGTCGTGCCGGTCCACGTGGCTCCCTTCCGCGGGGAGGAGCCCCCGCCGTGGAGCTGGCGGGACGCGGAGCTCTTCGATTACGGCTACGCGATCACCGTCCATAAATCGCAGGGATCCCAGTGGCCGGAGGTCTGCCTCGTCGACGAGAGCGCGTGCTTCCGGAAGGACAGGTGGAGGCACCTCTACACGGGCATCACGCGGGCAGCGGAGAAGGTGACGGTAGTGATATGAAATTCAAATTGATTTACGCTGATCCCCCCTGGCAATACCGTAATTCTCAAAAATCCAAGAAATTCAGTGGAACCGCCGCGTCGGCTTACGAGACACATTCCGATTCCGATATTAGTGCATGGGATGTCGGCTCCATTGCCGATGCGAATTCGTTGTTGTTCCTATGGGCGACGTTCCCGAAGATGCCGGAGGCCCTCTCCGTCATGGCGGCGTGGGGCTTCAAATTCGTGACCGCCCCTTTCGTCTGGAACAAGACGTACGCGAGCGGGAAACCGTTCTGCGGTGTAGGTTTCTGGACCCGAAACGCCGCGGAGGTCGTGCTCCTCGGGCGACGTGGAAAAGGTCTGCCGCGAATCGCACGCGGCATCCGACAGGTCGTGACGGCGCCAGTGGAGAGACCCCACAGCACTAAGCCAGCGATCGTACGAAGCCGGATTATAGAGCTCGTCGGCGATGTACGACCACGGATCGAATTATTCGCGCGACAGGAGACGGAGGACTGGTATGCGACGGGACTTGAGCTCGATGGACGCCTCCTCACGGACGCGATCCAATACTACACCGCTCTATGATTTCGGGGGGCAGTATGTCTTCGGTGAGCGTGGGGAAGAACTGTTAGTGAACCGCTTCGGCTGGACACGAATTGGCCGCCGCGGTTCGGATCTCGTGACCCGTACTGGGATCCGTGTCGAGCTCAGGACGGATTCCCGTGCGAGTACGGAAACTGGAAATTTTTTCATTGAACGATATTCGGACATCGCGCGTCGTACGCCTGGGGGACCCTGGAAAGCGAAACGGGACGAATCTACTGGTTTCCTGTACCTTTTCTGGCCGGACCGGATCCTGTATGAATTCAGAACGGACCTCGTTATCGAGCGGATGGAGAAGCTCATCCCGTTTCTCCAACGACGACGAGTTCGTAACGCACGATATTTTACCGGCGGTTACCTGGTTCCAATTCCGAAACCTGAGGATTTAGCAGTAGTAACAGAATTATGAACGACACCCTCACGACGCAGACGGTAGGAACGATTCACCCGAGCGAAATCGAGTTCCTCCGCGACGTGCAGCTCGTCGCGCTGTACTTCGAGCTGACGGGCGCGTCGATGATCACGCCCACGAGGAGGGAGATGATCGCCGCCGTCCGGGACGTCGTGGAGTGCCGATTGAATCCGCCGCCGGCGACGTGCAACAGGAGGAAGAGGTTCGACCTCGCATGCACCGGTAGGATCAGGAGCCACCGTCCCGGAACGGCTCGGGAACGGGTGATCCAGCTCCTCCGGCGCGGGGCCACGTTCGGCGAGATCCAGCACCTATTCAAGTGGGACTACGGCACCTGCCACAACGCGATATGGTCCCTACATTCCATCCTCGGGTACGGCATCATGGAGGACGACGACGGACGTATCTGGCTCGTGGAGGAGCCACGCGACAGCCTGGAGGTCTGGATCACGGGCTGCGTCGAGGACGACGGTGAACGGCTGACGTGCATGGGCGCGTCGTACCGGTCGAGAATAACCTTGAGACTCATCCGGATGGTCCTGGAGGACATGGAGTTCGATACGGACGTCCGGAACTTCCGGTGCTGGGAGGAGAACGGACGCTTCGTGGCGTCCTGGGAATGTGGTAAAATCGCTTCTGAGAAAGGAGACCCCCATGAAGCGTGACACCATCCCCGGTATCGTGATCGTCTGCCTGGCCCTCGCGATCGCGGGCTGCGCGGCGATGGACTCTTTCTTCACCCCTGATCCGGAGACGAACGTCTCTCCGGCGCAGGAGGTCGGTCAATCGATCGTCGACGCGGGGGACGGCGCCATCGCCGGGCCCTACGGCGAGATCGGTCTGGCCGCGCTCATGCTGATCCAGAACGGGTACCTGCTCGTCCGTCGGATCCAGAATCGGAAGAAGGACGACGCGGCCTGATGCGATCGCCGGACCGACGCGTGACGGTCGAGGTCTCCCTTCCCGGGGAGTTCCTCGACCGCCTCGCGTTCGTCGGTCGACTCATCGACGAGGCGGACGTGGGGGAGGTGATCTGCCGCGCGATCAGGTTCTACGACCGCGCGACGTGCGCCGCCGTCGTGGACGGCGCGCGCATCGAGATAGTCCACCGGAACCAGTACCGCGAGGAGCTCGATCCGAAATGATTACCATGATACCGGAAGCGATCCACACGAGCCCGTACGAGCAGTTCTTCCGGACGCTCTGGAAGCTCGCCGGTCGCACGGATCACGAGCAGTTCCGCGACGAGTTCCACGCAATGTGCAACGTGTTCACCGGTGCAGAGGGGTACGAGATCATCCGTTCGACGCTCTCCGAGTGGCACGGCGACCTCCTCATGTTCTGCGCGGAGGGGGACCGCGCGGTTGGGTTCAAGGACCGCTTCTTCCGACGCGTCGCGATCCCGATCCTCCGCTCATGGAGGGCGTACAAGCTCGACGATTGGCGAGGCGCGCTGAAGGAGATCGAGGCGTGCAGTGCCGACGATTGGCGAGACGCGATCCGCTGCTGGGTCGAGGAGAGGCGAGCGTGGCGAAAGGAATGAAGTTTGACGAGTTCAAGCCGCGGATGGAGCTCCTTCCCTGGGAGGCGCTCGAGTTCGTGGCGTGGGTTCTCACGTACGGCGCCGAGAAGTACGACGATGACAACTGGCGCGACCTCCCCAACGCCGAGAAGCGGCTCATGGGAGCCGCGCTCAGGCACATCGCGAAGGACCAGGCGGGGAAGCGCCTCAACACGGACGAACGGGACCTCCCTCACCTCGCGCAGGCGGCATGCAACATCTTGATGTTGCTATGGTTCCGTCGAGACGATTACCCGAGGGGGTATAATTTCAAGGGGGTCCGGGAGGAGTTCGAGGAGCAACGCAGGAAGGCGCAGGATGGAATGGATACAGGAACCGATGTTCGACCCCCCGTCGGATTGGACGGCGACGCCGGTTCGTGACCTCCCGTCCTGGGGGGACGCGAAGCGCGTCGCGATCGACTGCGAGACGAGGGATCCGCAACTGAGGACGCTCGGGCCCGGCGTGCGCAGGGACGGGCGGATCGTCGGGATCTCGTTCGCGATCGAGGACGGACCGGCGCACTACCTCCCGATCCGACACGCCTCCGGCGGCAACCTACCGGAGGAGCACGTCCTATCGTACTTGCGCGACCAGGCGGCCGTCTTCCGTGGGGACGTCGTCGGTGCGAACCTGCCGTACGACTTAGATTTCCTCGCGGAGGAGGGGATCTGGTTCGGCGCGTGCCGCTCCTTCCGGGACGTCCAGGTCGCGGAACCCCTCCTCGACGAGCTCCAGCTCTCATACTCCCTGGACAACATCGCCGCGCGGCACGGGATCCCCGGTAAGGCGGAGGAGGGGCTCGTCGAGGCCGCGCGCGCGTGGGGGCTGGACCCGAAGGCGGAGCTCTGGAAGCTGCCGGCGCGGCACGTGGCGCCCTACGCGATCCAGGACGTGCGGCTCCCCCTGGCGCTCCTGCGGCGCCAGGAGCGTCGCATAGACGAGGAGAGCCTCTGGGACGTCTACAACCTCGAGAGCCGCGTCCTCCCGATCCTCGTGAAGATGCGGCGCCGCGGCGTCCGCGTCGACCTGGACCAACTCGACCGGATCGAGGAATGGACCGAGGAGCAGGAGGCGGAGGCGCTCGACGTGGTGTATACCAAAACTGGTATACGGATCGAGCTCGGCGACGTCTGGCGACCTGAGCCCATCGCCCGGGCGCTCGAGGCCATCGGGGTCCGAGTTCCGAAGACCAAGACCGGCAAGCCCTCCACGAAGGCGGACGTCGTCAACGCGATCGACCACGACGCCGCGCGCGCGATCTCCCGGGCTCGCCGCATGAATAAAGTTAGAACGACGTTCGTGCAATCGATCCGGGACCACGCGATCGGCGACCGCATCCATTGCACGTTCAACCAGCTACGTGCGCAGAAGGAGGCGGGACAGATCCTCGGCGCGGCGTACGGTCGGCTCAGCTCCATCGACCCGAACATGCAGCAGCAGCCCGCGCGCGACAAGGAGCTCGGGCCCATGTGGCGGTCGATCTACCTGCCCGAGGAGGGGGCGTCCTGGGGGGCGCTGGACTACTCGCAGCAGGAACCCCGGATGACGGTCCACTACGCCGTCCGAACGGGCTGCACGCGGGCGGAGGAGGCGGCGTACGCTTACCGGACGGACCCGTCGACCGACAACCACCAGATGATGGCCGACCTCGCGGGGATCGAGCGGAAGGCCGCGAAGACGATCTTCCTCGGGCTCTGCTACGGCATGGGTGGCGGGAAACTCTGCCGATCCCTCGGGCTCCCCACGAGGGAAACAACCATCCGGGGGCGCCGCGTCGAGGTGGCGGGCCCGGAGGGGGAGGCGCTCTTAGCGAAGTTCGACCTCCAGGTCCCGTTCGTCCGGGAGCTCGCCCGGAAGGCGAGCCTGCGCGCCGCGCGGAGGGGCTACATCACCACCCTCTCGGGCCGTCGGTGCCGCTTCCCGCGAACCCCCACCGGGCAGTACGACTGGACCCACAAGGCGTTGAACCGCCTGATACAGGGGAGCTCCGCCGACCAGACGAAGACGGCGATGGTCGCTATGGACGCCGCCGGCTGGGAGCTCCAGCTCCAGATCCACGACGAGATGGACCTCTCCGTCGAGAGCCGGGAACAGGCGGAGGAGGCGGCGGAGATCATGCGGACGTGCATCGAGCTCGAGGTACCGTCGAAGGTCGACGTGGAGATCGGTCCGAGCTGGGGGGAGGCGAAGTGAAGCCCTTCAGCGAGACGATCGGCGAGTTCGAATTCCATTACCACGAGGATCACCGCGGCTGGTACGTCCTTCGATATCAACACGGAAAGATGAGCGGGGGAGGGGAGCGGCGTTTCCCGAAGATGATCGACGCGAGGAACTGGGTGCACAACCATTACCGTAGGTACGGGAAGAAGAGGAAGGATCCGTGAGACGCATATACCTGGTTGGTCCGATCACCGGTTGCACCCTCGACGAATGCGCCGATTGGAGGAAGAAGGTTCGCCGGGACCTCTCTCCGCACGAATTCGAAGTTCTTTCCCCGCTGCGCGCGGACGCGTTCCTGGCGAACGTGAGCACCCCGGAGATTCCGGACGCCCCGGGCATGTCCGGGCGGAACGCATTCAACCGCGACGTGTTCGACGTTCGGTCGTGCGACATCCTCTTCGCGAACCTGCTCTACGCGAAGCGCGTGTCGATCGGTTCCGTCATGGAGGTAATGCACGGCTGGGGGATCGGGAAGTACGTCGTGGTGATCATGGAGAAAGGCGGCATCCATGACCACCTGTTCGTTCGGGAAGCCGCGTCTATCGTCTTCCGGGACGTGCCGTCAGCCACGAGATACGTGATCGAGGCATTCGGAAATGAGCGGTAAGGGATCGAAGCGCAGGCCGTCGCGCGTGAGCGATGAGGAATTCACCTGTAACTGGAACATCGCGTTCGGGACTCGTTGCACGGACTGCATCTGGTACGTCGCTCAAGGCGGGTGGCCTGCCGAGAGGATGTGTGAGAACGCGCTGTACGCTGGTTCCATCGAAGATCCTAATGAGCCGCATTGCGACGGACTCGGTCACGGACGATTGCTATGAGTCTCGAGAGCGACATGCGTCAACGGGTGATCAAGGCGTTGCGGTCCCTGGACGCCGTCAGCATCGAGAACTGCGTCGGGAACGGAACACCGGACGTGAACTACATCGGGGGCTGGCTCGAGCTGAAGAGCCGCGACGAGTGGCCGAAGCGCGCCTCGACGCCGGTCCGCATCGAGCATTTCACACCCGATCAGCGCGTCTGGCTCCGACGCCGTCGTCACCGCGGGGGTGACGTGCGCATGCTCCTGAAGGTCGCGAACGACTGGCTCCTGATCGACGGCGTCGATGCCGCGAAGCACGTGGGAGAGGCGACGAAGGAAGAGCTCTTCTCCATAGCGGAGAAGGTGTGGGAGAACGGCCTGAACGAAGCCGAGCTACTGGAATGCTTGAGGAAACCCTGAGCCGCGGCGAGAAGATTTTTCTTGCCCGTCACCGCGCCGAGCGCTCCATCGCGACGGAGGCGGAACGGCGCGGCGTGTCCGAGAAGACGTACCGTGCCTGGGAGCTCGACGACCTCGAAGGGCCCAACGTGTCGCTCGGCGGTCTCGAGCCGCACGAACACTACCTGATCCTGCGTTTCCGAACGAGGATCCCTCTCGCCCGATTCGCCCGCATGCTCGGGATCAATTACAAAACGCTCCGCGACATGGAACGGGGTAGACGCCCCCTCCACCGCCTGATAGAATACTGGGGAGGATGAAATGAGGCCCAACTACCAGGCGGCGATCGAATTCCTCCGCCTCTGGGCGCCGGACGGTCCGTGGATCCTGACGGCGATCCAGGTGGACAGGAAGGGGATCGAGACCAAGACGTTCAAGCCGGGCGACGAAGCGGAGCTTCTCGCTTGGCTCGAGGATCAAGGCGCGACGCGGAACCTCTACTTCCACGTCAACCCCGCGACGCGCGACCTGACGAAGAAGGCCGAGCGAACCGACGTCAAGGCGCTCGCCTGGCTGCACGTAGACATCGACCCACGGGCGGGGGAGGACCTCGCGGAGGAGCAAGCTCGCGCGCTCGAGACGTTGCGGCGGCGACTCCCTCCCGACGTCCCCCCGCCCACGGTCATCGTATTCAGCGGTGGCGGCTACCAGGGCTTCTGGAAGCTGCGCGAGCCCGTCCCCATCGACGGGGACCTCGAGAAGGCCGAGGACGCCGCCCGCTACAACCTCCAGCTCGAGCTGCTATTCGGTGCCGACGAGTGCCACAACGTCGACCGGATCATGCGCCTCCCGGGCACCCTGAACCGCCCGAACAAGCGCAAGCGCGACAAGGGCCAGAGGATCGCCCTCGCGGAGGTCGTCGAGTTCGAACCGGAGCGGGTCTACGACGTCGGACAATTCGTCAAGGCCCTGAAGGTCCAGGAGCCCGACGAGGGCTTCGCCGCGGACCGACTCCAGGCGCCGGGCAACGTCGCGCGCCTCGACAGCGTCGAGGACCTGCCCGAGAACGTCCCGGACTGGTGCCGGGTCCTGATCGTGCAGGGGCACGACCCCGAGGACCCGGAGAAGTGGGGCGGCGACCGCTCCCGGGCGCTCTTCGCGGTCGTCTGCGAGCTCGACCGCTGCGGCGTGCCGGCGGACGTGATCTACAGCGTGATCACCGACCCCGGCTTCCTGATCTCGGAGAGCGTCCTCGACAAGGGGACGCAGGTCGAGCGGTACGCCCTGCGACAGATCGAGCGGGCCCGGGAGGAGAACGTCAACCCGACGCTCCGGATTCTCAACGAGCGCCACGCCGTCATCGCGAACTGGGGTGGCGACTGCTGCGTGATCGAGGAGCAGCACGACCCCGTGATGAAGCGGTCCCGCCTGACGTCGCAATCGTTCGCGAATTTCAAGAAGCGGTACGACAACCAGCGAGTCCAGGTCGGCGTCGACGCGAACGACAACCCGCGCACCGCGCCCATGGGGTCGTGGTGGCTCAGCCAGGGGATGCGCCGGCAGTACGACACCGTCGTTTTCGCGCCCGGTCGGGACGTGGAAGGATCGTACAACCTCTGGCGCGGCTTCGCGTACGACGCCAGGCCGGGCGACTGCTCGCTCTTCCTCGCGCACGTCCGGAACGTCGTCTGCGGCGGGAACGAGGACCACTACCGCTACCTGATGCGGTACCTCGCCCGCGCCGTCCAGTGCCCGGGCGAGCCGGGCTACGCCTCGATCGTCCTCCGGGGGAAGGAGGGCGTCGGGAAGGGCTTCTTCGTGACGCGCTTCGGGCGGCTCTTCGGGCGGCACTTCGTCCAGGTGACGAGCGCGAAGCACCTCGTCGGGAACTTCAACTTCCACCTCTGGGACTGCGTCGTCCTCTTCGCGGACGAGGCTTTCCGGGCGCGCGACAAGCAGGCCGAGGCGATCCTGAAGACGATCGTCACGGAGGAGACGCTCCAGATCGAGAAGAAGGGCAAGGACACGATCACCGCGCCGAACTTCCTCCACGTCTTCATGGCGTCGAACGAGGAGTGGGTGATCCCAGCCGGCTACGACGACCGGCGCTTCTTCGTGCTGGACGTCTCCGACGCGCACCAGAAAGATTACAATTACTTCGGCGCGATCGACGCGCAGCTCGAGGACGGCGGCTACGCGGCGCTCCTCCACCACCTCCTGACGTACGACGTCGGGGAATTCAACGTGCGCGACATCCCGGAGACCGAAGCCCTGAAGACGCAGAAGGAGCTATCCTTGGGGAGCGCCGAGGACTGGTGGATGTCGAAGCTCCTCGACGGTCGCCTGGACGATTCCCACGAGGAATGGGGACCGCGGATCCTGCGTGAGAACCTCCTCTATGATTTCACGCAGCATGTCGCGAAGTTCGGGGGACGCGGGAAGACGAGCGAAATCTCCATCCGTCGTTTCCTCTCGCGAGTCATGCCTGGTCACTACCCGAGACGCAAGCAGGGATCGCAGCCCGCCTACGTGAAGCAGCTCGACGGGTCCGAGAAGACCGCCACGCGGCCGTATTACTACTACGTTCCTCCCCTCCAGGCGTGCCGCGACTACTGGGACGAGCACTTCGGCGGTCCGTACGACTGGCCGGAGGTCGAGGTGGTCGACGACGTGGAGCCCGGCGAGGACGCCTTCTGACGTGATCCATTACTAAAGGACACCGGGACATGGCCCGAAGAGAGATCACATTGTTGAACGGTCCGACAGTGAAAGCTGAAGTGACGAAGCAAGGTCTTCTCGCGATTCACAAAGCGACGCACAAGGGATACGTAATAACGCACCTGCCGACGGGTCGAGTCGTGCTATGGACACCGCGGCAAACCGATGCTAAGATGGTGCGGAAGGAGCTCGAGTTGATGGACTGGTCCGACCTCGAGGCGATTCGAGCTCGGGTTATTCAACTCAGAAAGGAGTACTGCTGATGGGTGATCGCTACATGATCAATCACTCGGTCGACGAGGGACAGGAGTCGGACTGGATCACGTTCCAGACCATGCCCGGTCTCGACGAGCTGCCGTGGGCCGCGTCCGTCGCGCGCCGCAACAGCGGGGACAGGGCGAAGGTCGGTATCCGATTCGAGGACGCGGACGGCGTCGTGATGCAGGAGGTCAACTACTACGGTCGCGGCGAGTTCTCGAGCGCGGTTCCGAACCTGACCAGCTTCCGCGCACCATTCAAGGTGAAAACGAAAGCGCTCATCGGGGACCAGCTCACGACCACGCGCGCGGACGACCAGCTCGTGATCGCTGATCCGCCTGGAGTGATCCAGCCGCGCAGGTGGGTACACGTCGCGACGTGCACCCTTTCCAGCATCAAGAGCTGCTTCGCGACGACGGTCGGTGGTGCCCGCATCCTGATCGCGGGACACAGCAAGGACGTCCATTCGTTCAACGGGACCACCGTCGGGCTCGCGACCTCGCTTCCCGCTGCCGATCCGCGCGTGCGCGTCGGGACGTTCCTCAACCGCGGTGGGCTCGTCTACATGGTCGGCTGCTGCGGTGTGGGTGACCCTGACGCGCGGCTCTACTCGTGGAACGGACTCGCGCCCGAGGTCACCCCGGAAGGGAATCCGATCATCGTGGATTCCCCGCAGTGCCGCATGATGGCCACCTTCAACAACGAGCAGCTCCTCGGGCCCGTCCTGAGCGCGGAGGGGCTGAAGCCGATCCTGCGGTACGACGGTGGTGGGACGTTCACGCAGCGCCTCCAGGCGTTCTGCGGCGGGACGGGGTCGTGGTTCTACGCGCCGGTGATCCACAACGGCGAGCTCTACTGGTACGAACCGCACGCCGACCGGCTCCACCGGTGGGACGGGAGCGCGGCCGAGACGTCGTACGAGGATCCCGCGTGGGGAGAGATCAACGCCTTCTCCATGGCGTCCTTCAACGGCAACCTCGACATCTTCGGTCCCAAGTGGAAGCGGTGGAACCCCGTCTCCAAGCAGTTCGACAAGGTTGTCCTCGCGTCGGGCTACGACTTCGCCAGCCAGGCCGACCAGCAGCACGACTGCTACAGCCCCGTCTACTGGGGGAAGCTGTATACCGCGGACCAGCGCGGTCGGGTGTACCGCTACCGGACGAACGGCCAGATCTCCTTCATGGGGCACCTCAAGGAAGCCCCGGTCGGGCTCGCGATGCTCGGCCCGTACCTCTACGCCGTGACGGAGAGCGGGAAGATCTTCCGCCAGCCGTTCAAGTTCCAGGACATCTTCGCCTGATCAACCAGGGGCCCGTCCTCCGGGGCGGGCCCCTCTCTACTTGACGACGTGCCGCGCAACGCGTAACATCGTTGGTAGTATCTCAACACGTCGTCAAGCAAGAGGAGGTCCAACCATGGCGAACACTTACGTCGTCAACCACCAGCTCACGGCCGGCGAGGACACGGACCGAGTCGAATTTCGAACCGCCGGTGGGCTCGGGACGCTGAACCTCGAGTTCCACGTCTCGCAGCTCGACGAAGACGCCATCGACGTAACGATGCGCGTGATCAGCGGTAAGGGGACCGTGATCACGAGCCAGAACCGGACGACGCCCGGGACGGACGCCGTCCCGATCGCGGACGTCGAGAGCTACGTCCTGCCCCTGTCGATCGAGGTCTCCTGCGCGGCCGGCGCTGCCCACACCTACGTCCGGGCGCCGGACACCGAGGTTCCGATTGGACCGGCTGGAATCTCGCAGCCACCGCCGTGGGAGGAGGTCGCGGAGTTCACGCTCGCGGACATCCGCGGGATCGTCGCCGCAGGACGGTGGCTCGTCGCCCACGGGCGGCAGAAGGACATCCACGGCTACAAGGGCTTCGACGCCCCCGTATTGATCGCCCAGATCCCCGCGGCGGACGACCATAGTCGTGTGGGGAATCCCCTCGTCGTCGACGGCGTCCCGTACTTCATCGCCTGGGGAGGCACCAACGCCCCGACGCTCTACTCCTGGGACCAGGTCGTCGGCTCGGACCTCGACCTCGAGGGCATCCCGAGCGCCACGGCCTCGCAGCTCCACGTCCACGAGGTCTTCGGCGGGAAGCACCTGCTCGGGCCCGTCGAGCCCGGACCGGAGGCCCCGAAGAACGTCTGGGAGTACCAGGGGAGCGGCGTTTTCGCCTCGGAGTTCCAGTCGATCTGTAGCACCGCGGGCTCCTGGTGGTGGGGCGGGGCGGAGCTCGACGGGAAGCTCTACTTCCACGAGGCGAACTCCGACTGGCTGAACTGGTGGGACGGTTCGGTGGCCTCCCAGATCCGGGACGCGAACGGCACGACCGCCGAGAACAACATGAGGGGCTTCGACGGCGCGGTCCACGCCTTCTCCCGGGACGCCTGGCGCGTCTGGGACGGTGCGTCGCGGTTCATCGTCTACCTGAACACCGGCTCCGGATTCTTCTGGGACGGCGACCTCGCGAACGGCTCGCAGTCGATCGAGTACCTCGGCCGGTTGCTCGCCGCGGACCAGAGCGGGGACATCTACTCGCTCCGGGACGGCGTCCTCTCGCTGGAGGGCGACATCGGCGAGGCGCCCGTCGGGCTGGCCGCGGTCGGGCACCACGCCTACTGCGTCGCCCGCAGCGGCAAGATCTACCGTCGGCGCCTGCGGCTGACCGAGATCCTCCCGGCACTGTAAGATCACTCCGGGCCCCGTCTTCCAGCGGGGCCCTTCGTTTTTCTAAGATTTTCCTTGACGATTCCCGGGGATGTTGTATGCTGTAGGTGAAAGGGGAAAACGAAATGCTCAGCAACGCGACCTACTACACCGGGAACAACGGCAAGGTGGAGCGGATCGTGATCGGTCGGAGCGCGAGCCTCGACACGGCCCTCGAGGAAGCGCAGCGGATCATCCGGGAGGACGGCTTCCAGAATAGCGTCCGGGACTGGATCGAGGACGAGGACGGGAAGGCGGCAGCCTTCTCGAAGGAAGAGAGCGGGCGCGGCATCTACGCCTGCGCGACCCGATCGATCACGATCGTCCGGAAGTGAATACTCGCGGGCAGGGGCCCCGGGCGGTCCGGGGTCCCTATAACTAACCCTCGAAAGGAGATACGCTATGAAAGGTCTGCTTCTACACTGCGGCGCGTCCGCCACGACTCGGGAAGCGATCGTCGCCACGCCGACGCCCCCGCCCACGGACACGCACTTCCCGATCCCGCACGGCGAGCTCCTGCGGAGCGTCGAGGAGTACCTATCCGAGAGCGGGTACGAGGTCGTCGAGCAGGCGCACGGCCTCGGGAACTACGGCGCCCGGTACTTCGGGCTCCTGCGCGTCCGTCGCCCCCAGCGAGCCTGGGATACCCTCGACACGCCGGTCGGGACGATCCCGTTCGGGGTCGACACGCCGGACCTCGCGCGCGGCGAGGTGGTCGGGCTGCGGAACGCCCACGACAAGCGGTACAGCGCGTCCGTCGCCCTGGGCGACTACGTGTTCGTCTGCGACAACCTGTCCTTCGCCGGCGAGGTCGTGATCGGCCGGAAGCACACGAGGTTCATCCGGCGCGACCTCGACGGGATCATCCGGCGCGCGGTCGGCGAGCTCGGCGAGTTCCGCCAGCGCCAGGAGACCCGCCGGGACGCCTACCGGCAGACGGAGCTCTCGACTCGGGACGCCTACGCCCTCACCGTCGACGCCCTGAAGGCCGGCGCGATCGGTCAGCAGCGATTCCGCCGGGTGATCCGCGAGTGGGACGAGCCCTCCCACGAGGAGTTCGCCCAGGAGCGGAACGTCTGGCGGCTCTACAACGCCGTCACGGAGGCATTCAAGCCCCGCGTGCTCGCCGACGGGTCCTTCGCCAGGGGAGCGGGTCTGAACGCCCTGGCGGACAACGTGAAGGCGTCCAGGGCCCTCCACGGCGTCCTGGACGGGCACTGCGGGATCGCACTCAACTGAGAAAATGTTCCTCTCAAGCACCGCGCCCCGGGGGCTCTTCCCTGGGGCGCATTTATTTTCAAGATTTTCCTTGACGGTCCCGCGATCCCATCGTATCCTTCTGTGGCTTCGAGAGACAAGGAAAGGGGGAGCCATGAGTATCAAGTACGTCACGGTCGTCGGGAAGTTCGACACGTTCGCGGAAGCGGTCAAGAGCGTCCAGGGGATCAACCTGGATGCGGTCGAGGGTCCAGTGGTTTCCACGGTCGAGGAGGACCCTCAGAAGGCGGCGAACTGGGAGCTCGTCGTCTCCTGTCTATCCCCCACCAAAGGGACTGTCCGCCAAGCGGCGATCGCCGGGGACGAGGGCGCAGCCACGATCTTCGAGGTCGCCTACCTGCTCTGCGACGGTTTCGGGCAGATTGACGGGCGGTGGGCCCGGGAGCAGTGCTGGGACTGGTCGCACGTCCGGGACTCATCGGACGAAGCCCTGGCGCGCTGCGCGGACTACCTTCGCAGCGTCTAAGATTTTCCTTGACGATTCCCGGGGATGTTGTATGCTGTAGGTGAAAGGGGAAAACGAAATGCTCAGCAACGCGACCTACTACACCGGGAACAACGGCAAGGTGGACGGCTTCCGGAACAGCGTCCGGGACTGGATCGAGGACAGAGAAAACCCAAAAGGAGAAACAGAGATGACACTACTGCAGCAAGCAATCGACCGGAGCCGGACCCACACCGAGCGAGTCAGCGTGGAGTTCGACGGCGATAAATCAGACCTGATGGTGGCATTGGCCGGTCTGTACGATGGTGAGATTGATGACGCGACAGAGAATGACGGCACGGTCGACGTGTGGGGGTGGACCGAGGAAATGGCCGAGGGGGAAATGGATTGGCGACTCTGCGTGACGCTGACCCGGCGCGTTCGCGAGCTGTGATTCGCTGCCCGAAATGCGGGCACGAGTGGAAGGACGAGGGGCGCGCCAAGGGTGGGCGCGCCTCTCGGCGCACGATCACGCCAGCACAGCAGGCACGGATGCAGGCCGCCAGGAAACGGCGCAAGGCCATAGAAAACTTATTTCCAGGATTTTCCTTGACGGTTCCGCGATCCCATCGTATCCTTCTCTGGCTTCGAGAGACACGGAAGGGAGGGAGCCATGAGCAAGTGCGAATGCGGACGCCGGAAGAGTCAGTACGCGGGACGCTGCCGGAAGTGCACGCGGGAGCGGGACGAGGCCCGCGCAAACGAGAACCGGGCGATCGTTGAGACCGGTCACTGCCCGGACTGCGGGGCCCCGCTGCGCCGGAACCTGGCCCTGGCCGGCTGGTGGCAGTGCTCGCAGTACGGCGCCGAGGGGTTCCGCGCCGACGACTCGAAGCCCTCCTGTAACTTCCAATGCTCCACGGAGTAACGAATGAACATATTCGCCACGGACCCAGACCCGGTCGCTTCGGCCCGCGCGCTGGACGCGGTGCACGCCGCCAGCCTGGATAAGCGGCGAGGACACAGCAACTTAGAAAACCACCAAGAATCTCCTTGAAAATCCTCTGGAGCATCGTATCATGTAGGTGAAAGGGGAAACGGAATGAGCAAGACGATCGAGGCGGGAAGCGGGCGGGTCGAGGCGAGCGCGGCGGTGGGTTGCATCCTGGAGCCGGACGGGCGCATGGGCGAGAATCTCCTCCCCTGCGAGGACTACTCGGACGCGAGCTTCCGCTTCCCCGTCCTGGGACTCGAGATCGCCTGCAACGTCCACGTCACCGGCCGGAAGCTCCAGTACGACGGCGGCAACACGAAGGTCCGCGTGCGAATCGAGTGGGTCGGCGACGGCGAGCCCTCCACGTTCTGCGGCGGGTGGCTCTGGCGGCCGGTCCTGAAGTTCGCGTGAGAGGGGATCCCATGAAGTACGATTGCACCTACTACTGGGTCGGCGGGACGGAGCGCGGCGAGTGGCGCCGCGCAGATCCGGGACTCCGCGCCGAAATCCGTCGCCAGGGCTACGTCGCCCATGACGGACGCACCGACGTCGGGCCCCCGGAGGGGGCGCCCTCTGCGGAAGAGCTCCGGAACATCCTTGCCTGACGTATTCCCAAGATTTTCCTTGAAAATCCCCAGGAGCATCGTATCATGTAAGTGAAAGGGGAAACGAAATGAGAAAATGTCGGGTCTGCAAGACGAACGAGATCAGCGAGCACTACGACATCTGCCTCGACTGCTTCGAGAAGCTCCCGCGCGTCCGCGTGTCGAGCCCCGTGGGACCCTGCCTGACCAACCGCCGCCTCGTCCGCGTGAACCGGACGACCTGCACCGTCGCCTTCCGGAACGGTGAGTACGCCTCGACCGAACGGGAGACGAAGGGACTCGTGCACGGCGAGCCCTGCTCCTGCTGCACGGACCACGAGCACACGCAGTATCCCATGGGATACACGAACTGAACGCCCTTTCCTCCGGGGAGGGGGCAGCCGGCACCCCTCCCCGCCCCCTGGCTCGCCGGCGCGAAGGGAGACGGAAGATGGAAATTCAGCTCACCCCATGGCCGAACGGACTCGGGTTCGACGCGCACGACCCCCGGACGGGGCTCTCCGGCGAGATCCTCGACGACCCCTTCCTGGACGAGATCCTCGTCCGGATCGACTTCCCGATATGGGGCCCCGTCGTCCGGAAGTACCCGAGGGAGATCCGCGTCCTCGGGCAGGTCGTCGACCTCGACCTCCGTCCCGAGGAGGCGTTCCGTTCCATGGTCGTCGGGCTGAGCGGGATCCGCGAACCCATCGACGAGGGGGCGGCATGAGGTGGCATGCTATATTTAAGGAGTGAAAAATGAAAGTAATCAAAGTCACCAAAGAGTATTTTGAGACAGAAGATGAAAAGGTTTATTTCTTTGAGCCTTTAGAAAAAGAAATATCTGTTAAGGATATGCAGAAGATTGTTGATGCAAACGAAAAATTAGTTAAGGAGTTGAAAGATGAAACAAATACCGTTTCCAGATAAGAAGTATCAAATTATTTATGCTGATCCGCCTTGGGATAGCAATAGCCAGTTTGGTCGAGATAAAAAAAGAGGTAATGTGC